AGGCCGCCTGCTTCTCAAGACCGTGGGGAAGTAGCATTGAGCTCTCAGATAAGGGAGCGCCATGCATGCTGCCACCTCTCTTATTACGCATACTGCGCATACGCTTGTTACGTGTTCTCTTCATCTTCTTATTACGTCTACCTCCATCCTGCATTCCCTGGATCTGATTGAGGGCTGTGTCAAGAGGACCTGTGCGCGCTGAAGCAACCATTGATCCTGTTAGAACACTGTTTGTTACGGCCGTAGGATAAGGTCCAACCGCACCGCCATATTGACCCTTGTGTAGATTTAAGTATTGTGATCCCTGGGCAAGTGAATTACGCATGGCCATGTTCATGCTTGAATCATTACCTGGGGCAATGAATCCACCTCTTAAACTACGCATCTTACGTGAAGCACGGACCTTACGTGAAGCACGGACCTTACGTGAAGCACGGACCTTACGTGATTTACCTGAAACACGATTCTTTCTTGAAACACTCTTTCGGGATGGCATTCTATTAAAGTGCGTGAAAAAAGTCTAACGGCAGAATAGAAAAATGCCTTCCGAACCAAGTTGGTCAAAGAAGATTTCTAGCGCGAGTGTCTGCACATGGTTTTACGTATTAGCGATCGTAAATCTACTATTTGGAACAGCCGGAGTTGTTTCTGGACTCTATTTAATGTCAAAGGGTAGAAATTTTAACGTATTTGATATGTCAATCGTTACACTTTCAGCGGTTATTGGTTTCACAAACAGCTGGTTCTTATTTTTAGTATGTAACCGTGGTCTCAAAGTCTAAAATCTTATTGTTCAGCATGAATTCTATCAAAAAGATCAGTCGAATTATATGTTAATAAAACTATAATCATTAGTTTTATGGCGTTAAGCATCATCTATTATTAATCATCAGTAATTAAACACTTTCTTCCCGCGAACATTTGAGGAATAGTAAGAATATCTTTCTCTTCCTTCTCTGTAACTTGATAATCAACCTCGAGCAGCACCGGTGATACTGAATCTGCGCTAACGAGATAGATCGGAAACTTCGCACGTCTCTTTGCGATTCTTTCAGCCAAGCTCAAGTAATATCGACTTCTGGGACCCTCAAAGACAAGAAGAGCATTAGACTGCTTCTCGATCTGTGCGTCTCGAAGAACACATCCCTTCTTTCCATGAGTAACCCAATCTGATTTCAACATGGTCGCCTCAATATCATTCTGCGCAGCCCAGGCTTCAATGTATGTGCTGGATAAGGGTTCCTCCGGTAGAATAACCTTATTAATCTTTCCATTTAAATCATCAAATATGGGATTAAGAATCTCATGTTGGAGGATTTGTTTTGTAATGGCATTACGGGCACCAAGAACTCCTAATGTGATCGGCATACTAATATTGTATTTGTGAACTAGCTTCAAATTTATCAGCGAATATTAGAATGGCTTCATCGAAAGATATGATAAAATATTTAGGAGGATTATTATTAGTATTGTTAGTTATTTATAGTTTCCGTGTTTATAGACATATTGATGGATTTCAAGATTCTAAGGCATGCCCATCCTTGTCTCCTGCCGCGGCCGATGCGTCCGTGGCAGCTGATAAAGCAAAGGCGGCAGATATTGCCAAGATTGCTTCTAAGGCAGTTTCTGAAAAGTTAGCACCTGCGATATTAGCAGAAAAGGGTGTTAATATTACATGCCCATCTGGTGATCCTATTATTACAGTAAATGGACGTAATACCAAATTCTCAAATACTGAATCATCAGACACAGATAGTTCATGTAACACTAAGGGTCAAGCTAAAAATAATTATATGTTTGATCCTACAGTGGATAACTAAATTTCTTCGTAAATATACCAAGATTCCCGGGTTATCTTTAATATGGTTATAATCGCAAATCTATCCACAAGAGACCCCTAAGTATTTTACAAGTTAAATAAAAATTAATTAATATGATGAATTAATTTTTTATTAAAATATAGATTTTACGCATCCATGCCATCGCCCTTTAATGTAGAGGCCTGGATCTTACGCTTCTGGATCTTAGAGCTGGCAAGATAAATAGAGTTCTCCGTCATAATAATGAAGTCCTCACCGGCCTTATAGATCTTCTGAATGTGGCTCGTGTATTCCTCAGAATTCTTTACAAGCATCTTCTCACCAGTTGTCGCGTCCTCGCCGAGGAAGGCATTTCCCTCCGCGGAATCTACGAAATAGTCAAGCTGTATAGGCATATCCTTCTGGATCGCAAGCTTCGCAGCGTTAATAAGCGTCGTGGCAGAAGGGACCTTATCATTTTGAACAGGTGTTACAGCTGGGGCGGCGGGTGCTGACATTGTCTGCCGTAGTTATGGAAAAGTCACTAAACATTTTTACGCATTAGTAAGAAGTGTTGGCTTAGGCACTGGCGAAGCTATTGGTGCTATAAATAGAATATCATTCTGATGCGTATTCAGGACCTCATTAAAGAAGTCATATGCCTCATTAATCTGATCCATCTCTCTGCCACCCGTAATAATGATCTTTCCAGAACTAAACGGACTAATTGTAATTCTCTTACACTGACCATCTCCATCACCATTACCCTGACCGTTACAATCCTCCTTACACTCACATATACCAGGTCTTAGAGGATTACCCTTCTTATTATAGTAATACTTGGTATTCACACCCTGATAAATTGTGCTCTCATGTGATGAGAATAAGTTATAAACATTACTAAGAACCTTATGAAGCTTATCCTGGTAAATCTGTCTATTGATACTGTAATCACTGTTAATAAGTTGAATACGGAACTTTGTGAGCGAAGGGCCTGTCCCAGGAGCGCAAGTGAATACCTCAGGATCTTTCGCAACAATCTGATCCATGACAAACTGAATGACCTCCTGGCTAAACTCCGCAGTAGGAACACCAGTCATCTGAATTCCGCCATTCGCGAAGATCTTAATATTTACCTCCTTCCATCCACGGCCAGGAAAGGTCTTACGAACAACGAGAGTTGCCTGATTGAAGAATGTCTTCTCAGTAACCTTGCGCTTCGTCAAAACATCCCGCGTAGATGATCCAACCACCTTAGTCTCGTATTCCATCTTAAGGAATCCCTCACCAGGATATCCAAACGGAATCGCCCAGAATCGGAAATTCTCAAAGAGTCTGCTTAGACGAATGCCACAACCTACATGGCAAGTTGTGACCATCGTTGAAATTCTAAGAGGACTCATTTTAAGACTGGATGCCATAATACCTAAATGTGTTTAGGTTGTCAATTCATTTTTTATGGCAGGTTTCATATGAAAAATAAGTCTAAAGACAATATCTGTATTATAAACAGATGGGTAACTGTGTATCATCAAAGGCATGTGATAATACTTCTTTACCAGTAACGCCTATACAAGTCGTAGCTATAAATGATTATATTATAACATGTGACAAAAATGGCAATATTATGAACGTTACCCAGGCCTTGTTAGATAAATTAAACTATAGTTCACTGGAAGGACATTTCATTGGAATTCTCATGAGTGATTTTATGTCTATGTTACATAAAAAATTCTTCATGTATACATTCAATGAATCTTCTGGATTAGAAAATGTTCACGCAAAGAGATCATTGATTATTTACGATATAGATAAGGTTGCTCACAATGTAATGGCATCTTTTGAACACTTTGATCACAATGAAGAATCAAGATTCAATATCACATTTGAATTTATAAATAAGGAAATATCATATCCAGTTCCTAAGAATGCCAATACAGTATTCAAATTAAATTTAAAGAAATGTGTGCTGATAATTATTGACTTCATAAAATACACTGAATTATTACATGACAAAGGTGCCATCGAAATGATTAAAATAAGTAAGAGATTTCATGATTTAATTAATGAATTAATTATAACTAAGTATTATCCAATGATATATCTCCATGAGGTTGGAGATTCCTTTGTTCTAGTTTTAAATACAGATTGGACATATAATTCAGAAAAATTCTGCGCATCCTTAGCCATTAATTTTATATATGATCTTGTTCAGCAATCTCGTGACTTCGTAAAAATTAGAACTGGTGTAAGTTATGGTAATTTACATTACGGAATGTTTGGATCTTCATTTAAACTTATTGGATTGCCACTAAATATGGCAACCCTTTTATTAAATAAATGTAATGAAAATCAAATTAATGTTAGTAATTTGTTTTACAAGAAATTGGCAAGTGAATTAAAAATGCTTAATAAAAAGGACTTAGCGCCTGGTGGTCTACTTAGATATGCTGGATTAGCACAACTTGCTCTAAAAACGACAAGTTATGATCGATCTGAAAAATATATCTGTGTAAAAAATATAGGTTTCCTAAAAGGTTTTGGAAAAATAAATTTCTTTAGTATTACTATTTCTGAAAATGAACCATTTTTAATATATGATATTTAGTTATTTATTGTGTCTCAATGAAGTATGATAATTCATAACCATTTATAGATCCCCACATTTCTTCATCAACACGTATTACACGCCCATTATCATTGAACTCCATGTGGACAGTCATTCCATCACCAGAACCCATAAAATAGGTCTTTACGAACTTACCTACATACTCCTTGATCACTGTATTATTCACGACCTTGACCTTTGTGTAATTCGTATTTACTTTTAAGTTAACTCGACTAATCTTTTTCTTCAATATATCATTTACATCATTTAATATGTCCATATATTTCAATGAACCCTGGTAAAATTCAATTTTTTATAATGTTGGCTAAAGCTCTTGGCTAAAGCTCTTGGCTAAAGCCTAGCCATATTGCTTCCATGTATTCAACTGCCGAATCTTGATTTATCCAGCTGGATAAATTCGGATCACAGTAACTAATCCACTCCTTCCACTTTGAAAATCCAGTTCCAGTAATCAATGATAAACTTAACATGTGACAGCCAAATGTCTGTAATGACATTTCACTATAACATTGTTTCCAAAATTCCTTTCTTTCAGACGGATGTTTACATAGAATCGTAGTCAACCATCCAGTGGCCTTCTGAGAATCCTGAGGATTCAGAAGAAAATATCTTAAATCACTTCTTCTAAGACGAACATCATAGCGACCAGGAGGCAATGTTGGAACAGTTGCTATTGTTCCCAGTCTTGATCTTAAAACAGATTCGGGTAAGGGATCGAATCGCAAGACAAAGAACCTAGTTCTAAGTGAAGCATGGATCTTACAGAGTGAATTACACAAGAAAAATACTAGAATATCTGTAGTCGGCTTTTCTAATAATGGTCTCAGAGCGAGTTGAGCAGGCTCAGTCAAGGTCTCAACCTCGTCGAATATAATGATCTTTGGTTTATCAGTAAATCCAAAGAGTCCTGATCCCGCCGATTCAGTGAAAGGATATACCTTGGATCGAATTGCTTCTAAACTCCGCTCATCACTGGCATTGAGAAAGAGCGCGCGACCAACTCTTTCTAGAGATGTCTTATAAAACTGGTGAACAATATTCCATGCTGCCGTTGTTTTTCCACATCCAGGAGGACCAACGAATATACAATGTTGAAATGTAGATGGGGTTTTAATCATTGCTTCTATACATCTATCTACTCTCGATACTTCCATCTACATTATTTTACTAGAGATCATTAAGTGGTATTTATTAAAAACAACAAAATGACCTAAACCCAACTAACCATTTTGCTATAGAAGATATAATGCCAAGAGTTTCTAATAAGACAAAGGTAGAAAAGGAACCTACAAAAAGACGTAGTGCCAAGTCCAAGCAGGCGGCAGTTGTTGCTACAGTCTCTGCTGACGGAGTTATACAGGGATCATTTACACCTGAGCCTCGACGCCCACTTATTGTTCACTTACCATTCAGAACATCCGATATTGAATTCCAGGATGGTCCTCTTATGTACGATCCTCGCCCACCAGCGGTTCCTGAGCCATATGATGCTTTCGCTGATAATCTATATACGAGCAATGCTGAGCGCATCGAAGTAGAACAGTTTGAAAAGAAGGCCGATGTTTTACCTCCTGCGGTAAGCGAATCAGTAGTAGAAGCCCCTGTAGTTCAAGTCGATAATCAGAAACAGGAACCGATCAAGGCCTTTCGCACGATGGATATTATGCTTGAGTATAGAGTTGCGAATGAGACACGCACACTACCAGAGTCAGTAGAGGCTGCTTGCTTTTGGTGTGCTGGTTGCTTTGAAGGACGTCCTGTAGTTCTTCCCACTATAGAAGAGGAGGGAGTCTACAAGGTCTATGGTAATTTCTGTACTCTTTCATGCTCACTTTCATTCTTACTGAATGAGCAGGTTGATCCTCAGGTTCGCTGGGAGAGACAGGCTCTCTTACACCGAATGTATTCACAGCTGGAGCCAATTCATCCTGCGCCTCCTCGTGAGAGCTTGAAGTTTTTCGGCGGCACATTCACATATGATCAATACAGATCCATCATTGATAAGAAGCAGCTTCGGGTTGATACACATTTACCACCTATTATCAGTATTTTGGCAACTCTTGATACGAAGCCAATTGATTTCTATGAGACATCACTAAGAAATACATCAGCAAATATTGGAATTGAACTAATAAAGCCTATCGAACCTGGTTTGCGTTTGAAGAGATCCAAGCCACTCAAGGATAAGGAAAGCACTCTTGATGCGGTAATGAATTTACATGTGAAAAATCGTTCTTAGATTTAATTTAATAACAGTGATTCAAGCAATGCTTAAAAAATTGACATGCTGAATTTGATAAAGGTATGTATAAATGTATAAGGCTTTGAAATCTGCTCAGAATGAAATCCATGAGACTCTTCTAAAATTTGTGGATCAGGCATCAATTGATACGTCAAGATGTCATCGAGGTGATCCGTGTCAATGTGCTCCTATTTCGCAATCTAAGCCTATGGCTGAGCCTATGCCTAATCCTGAGCCTAATTCCTACGATACTCGCTTTGAGAGTATTGAACAAACGCTTCAGATGCTTCACATTAGCCAGAATAACCAGTATGAGATGCTCGTAGGAAGTATCCAGAATCTTAATATTAATCTCGCAAACATAGTGAAGATTCTCTCTAAACAGGCGGATACTGTTGAGACGGCGACAACAATTCCGAACCTTGCTCCACAGGCGCAGGGTTCTGACTTGAAGGATGTATGTGTGGCTGTGCCACCTTCTGAGGCACATGTATCAGATCTAGAGACACCTCACGATCTAGATGATCAATCCGCGATTGATCTGGATGATACACCTGATATCGACGAGTCAGTTGCTGATGAAGAGGAAATTTCTCCTAAGGAAGAGGAAGAGGAGGATCAAGGTGTCGAGGTAGAGGAGTGGACATATAAGGGTCGTCTATTCTTCAAGGATTCTGACAACACTGTATATGCCAATAACTCAGGAGAGATTGGTGACGCAATCGGCCAGTATGATCCAGTAAAGAATGTTGTGAAAAAGCTTGCCAGTAATTAGGAATGGCTCTTTGTCCAAGTGCGATTTTAATGTCTGCGCTAAGTTTAACAATTGTTCTCATAGATATATATAATGGAAAACATAGTTATATTCTAATTCATTCAGTCCTTGGAACTATATTATCATTTCTCTTTTTTGTATTATGTAACTACGGCTTTGAGACAATTAATTGGATCGCCATAGGATTCATACCTGGTTATATTTTATTTACTTGGCTATTCAGTGAAAAAGAAGAAGCGTGCGATACATGTGAAGAACCAAAACCATTACCGAAACCAATTAAACCATTAGTTTTAAGTGAAAAACAACTTAACTGTCCAGCGAATCCCATACAACTTGGAACAGAATGTGGAATTTCAAGATTTACTTAAAAACATATCTAAACCCTTACATTATCTATTAGAGTAGATGATACGAGGCTTAATTTTTAATTGGGGTCCATGGTTAATTAATAAAACTCTTAGTATTTTTACAATGGGGCAGAATCTTATTAAAGCCATTTACAAAGAACTCGCCGTTAAAAAACAGATATTTTTCATAAAAAATAATCAAATTCCATTGTCTTCTGAAATATTCAGTGAAGTTACTGGTGTAAGATGGAGATGTTCCTTAGATCCAGTTATATTTATAGATCCGGTATATCTAACACTAAAAGAGCAACATTTACCATACTTAGGACTTACTGTTAAAATACCAGGTGAGCAGGATTTAGATCTATCATCTTGGATAAATGATATTCGATATATTGGTTCTAAAGAACCATCATTATCTGATATTTTTATAGTATGGTGCTATCAACATGGTGTATCATATTTCCATTGTCTTGATCAAATAATAGTTGAAATTATAGATGAAATGGGTGATACTATTGTAAAAGGGCTTAATGAATAGTGATATATATAAAATAGCAATGTGTGAGGTTCCTAAAGTAAATTTCACTGATCCTATTTCTAGTGGCCCATGGACCTTATATTTTCATCAAGGTGATTCTGAGAAGTGGACAATTGACACATTTCTAAAGATCCAGACATGTGTTACCTGGGGAGATGTTCTAAACGTAATTGAAGAGGTTGGCCAGAATCGTTTAAAAACAGGTCAGCCGTTTTTTATGCGTGGAGATATCTTGCCACTTTGGGAGAATCATCAGAATATTCGTGGAGGAAGTTATAGTATTAAAGTTCCATCTGATCTTGTAAAGGAGGTATTTAGCACACAACTTATTCAGGCAATGCTTGGCCTGGCATTCAAGGAGTCATATAATACATGTGTAGGAGTCAGCATGAGTCCAAAAAAAGGAACATTTAATATATTAAAAATCTGGAATTTAAATGCCGAGAAGTTTAATGATTCGAATAGTCTTTGTTTCATTGATTCTCGTTGTTCAGATTCTGAAGTAATATATACACCACATGTTCAGAAGCGTATGTAAGTTTTCTATTTTTAACAGACCTGCTTGCACATCGGGCAAAGACCCTTGGAAGCGGGACTAGAGAGCCACTGATCGATAGCATCCGAGCAGAAGACATGGCCACAGCACGTAACTGTGGCATTCTTCTCCGTGATCGGCTCACTCGTAATCGGGCAACACTCATTCTTTCTGATCGCATCAGCAAGAACGATCGTTGTGATATGAGAAGGAAGACTCTTGCGAGTCGTAGGCGTCACTGTAGGGGGCAGGGGGCGAGTGTTTGTAGTATTCGCAGGATCCGTGCGGTAAACCTTGGCCGCGACATAGGCCGTATCATCATAATCCTCAATCGTAATCTTAGAAGAAGGCTTGAAAGAACAGGAGTTATACGGAAGCTTCTCCTTGTCAGCCTCACTCATGTGGACAACAGGAGCATTGACGTAGATAGAGTTATCAACCAGGAACACCTCAACTGATGATCCAGTCAGCGTCCAGTTACAGAGGGCAGGGGTAGACCCGTTCCACTTTCTGATACTAGACCGCTCGAGGTTTGAATCGAGAAGTCGGACGGTGAGGCGATTCACGCGAATGTTGTCAATCGGCCAAACGACATTCGTCTGCGTGATCATCTCATTCGACTTATAAACCGTATTCAAATACAGCTTGTAGCTAGCACCATCCTCAACAGTGAAATACTTAGGGAAGGCAGACATTCTTTCCTTATTGTTTTGTTGTGAATAAAAAGGTGAATTTCAAATTCAATTTTTTCAAGGTTGAATTTTTAATTACCAAGAGAAGGTGGTTCATCCAGAGTGTAAGAGTTACATTGAGAATTACAGACGGGACACTTTTGTTGAGAATTTTGCGTAAGGAGCCACTGCATTATCGCATTCTTCTCAAAGAGATGGAAACATGAAGTCACTGCGCCATTAGTGACATCAATTTCCTCGCTGGTAATTGGACATACCTCTTCTTGCATTGCGGCATCTCTGAGCAGTGCTAGAATTGTATGTTGAGGGATTGAAGTAATCGTATAACGCTTTGGCGTAGGCACAGGTACAGGCGTAGGCGTAGGTACATTGATCAATGGGATAAATGATATAGGTTTTATAGTTGGAAGAGCATCACGACGGCTAACTCTTATAACAGGAATTCTAGAATCTCCATAACGAATTTCCTTATCAGTATGCCACCATCTGATTTCTCTTGTTAAATTCCCTTGTCCCTTTCTTGAAATGATACTTTGAGCTGTAATATTCGCATTCCTATCACATATCTGATAATATCGATTCTGATGGTTTGCTTGTTTAATTACGTGAATAATCTTGTTATTCGTATCAAGACCACCGTGAGACCAGCGTAGGAAGAAGTAGCCATTTCGGTTTCCCATTACAGTTTTTACACAAAACTGAATTGGTAGATCATGAACTTCTTCTTGAGGCACTTGAACAGGTTCATGATCAGGTGGAAACTCAAATTGATTCATGTTATGACTTTTATAAATCATAATATAATATCAATTTTATTAGTTTACGCTTACTCCTTCTTATTCTTTATTGGCGCCAATACAAGTTTTACCTCTCCAAGATTCGCTACCATGTAGCGCAAAATTAGAGGATAATCATTCTTCAAGTAAAGCTCAATACTGGGACACAAGGTAGTACACTTCGTAAAAAGAACAAGATGCTTTAGCTGGAAGACACCCTGGACAATTTCAGTTGTTGTTCCCTTTGTCTGAACCTTCATGGAAGCCTGATTATCCGCGATCACTGTTTCCTGTTCAGCAAAATCTCCAATACATCTAAAAATTAAATTTGATCCAGAACTAGTCACTTCCATCTTCTCACCTAGAACATTCATGTCTCGGCAGATCTTCTGGAAATCCGCACTGTGCATATGGATGATGCTGGTGAAATTCAAGCTGGGGATGCTGATGTCCTCTACGTCAGTATCGAAGAGCTTTAAGAAGAAATTCGTAACCTGTGACTTCTCGGTATTCTCCATGCGGATACCGAGCTTATTTGGGTTGTTTGCGGGTAAGTAAAGAGTCAAGCTATCATTATTACCCATTGTCTTAATGAGCTTGAAAAGATAGATCATGTTCACGCCTAGAACATGCTTTACAGGGCAATAGAAGTTCTCGAAGCGATCAGCATGAAGCCGTAGGTAAACTAAGACTGTATGTGTCTCGTCAACTGCGACAATCTTCATTCCCTGGGAATCGAACTCGAGATTCGCCTCCGTAAGAATCTCCTTGAGGGCCTCAATAAGTGTGCGGAAAGCACCTGATTGAACCGTCTTCACTTCAAAAAGGTTTCCGTTGGCATTCGGTGTCGCCTTTGGTTGTATGGATGCCATCTCTTCTTATTGTCGGACGCTTTCTGTCTTTAGGCGAAATAACGCAAACCTGGGCTTTAGTTTGAATAGGCGAAGCCTATAGACTATTTTCTATTTTTCTTGGTCTTATTATAATTACGCACCATACGATATCCTTGAACAGCGGCAGCAGGAACTAAACGTGAAGCATTACTTACAAATGGTCCCATGACAGAGGGATAGAATCCACCCTTCTTTGATCTCTTGCCGCCTGTGTGATTCAATGAAGGTCTAGCTAAAAGTGGTTCTGATATGAGACGATTTATACCAGCTGTGGCTGATGGTTCTTTATAACTAGAATCTAAATAAGATAAGGGAGCAGCTGAGGCACCGCCTTTGTATTTTCTTACTCTTCTGGAATTTCTTAATCCTCCAAATTGTTTACAGACCATTCTACTATATAACCGGAATTAAATAATCATGGGATCCTCCAGATTTAAATGTAGATATACGAGTTTTAGCGTATTTTTGTAATTCTTTTTCTATACAGAAAAGAATGTAGTTGTCTTCTTCTTTTATGTCTACTAGATCTTTAAAGTCTGAATATAAGAATACTGAATACTCCTTATTTTCTTTTAATTCTTTAAAGAATTCAGATTTTTCATCTGACATAATATATACATTTTTATTATTATATTTCTTAATTTTCTCTAATATTTTAGGAGGAGATGTATTAATATCATGAATGTTTGTTCTGTTCCTATCAGTTCTTCTTACATGAATAATTGTAAAATCACCCAGTTTATTTGAAATGTTTTTAGCAGCATTTATTATCCTTGGTGTGTATGAAAATGTAACTTTAGAACGGATAGCATGTTCAAATAAAGGATGATTAGATACAAAACCAGACCTACATCTATATTTTTCAATATAATAAATATCATCTTTATTTATATTATTATCGTTAAGTAAGACCGTATATTTTACATTATTTACTTCTAGTGTATCATAATCAATATATTCACTTAAATTCGATATAATATCTTTTGAATTATTGTGTTTACCGTGAAGTCTAATTTGAGGAACAATAAGTGTATACCCCATTTGATAACAATATCGTATAAGATGAATTAAATTACCAGATTGATGACAAAATCCTTCTTTTATATTTGATAAATCTATTGATATGTATTTCATAATATAATCATAGATAAAAATTTACAAATTAATACGTCTTGTTCCCTTTATTCTTTTATTATTTTTTCTAGTAAGCCCTCTAATTTGTCTTATATCCATCTTATCCTTAATTCCATTAGCTCTTACACGTATAAAATAAAAATTCACATGTTCATATTTAATTCTATGTTTTCTCATTGTCGCAATTAAATATGCTTCTGAAGCCAATTGTTTTCTCTTTGAATATTCTAGGGCATCGTCAAATCTATTTCCATAAGGAATCATTTGTTCAGGGCGACCGATAGCAAAGCGATCATTCACATTTCCACAAAGTCCAAAGTTCGGAATATATATTTTATCTGTAAAATTAAACCAGCTAGGATTTATAGGAACTTGGTATAAGACATCAGGTCTACAGATTACAATATGAGTATATCTAGCCTTAGAATTCGAAACCATTGTTATTAATTGTTTCTGAGACCACAAATATAAAATGTGATTATCGAGGCTCGTGAAATCACCTGGTATTGCTTGTTTTTCAGTTCCCCAAGGATCTCCCTTTGTTCTGTATTTTTCTAATTCTAATTTCTTGGAAACTTCCTCCTTATCTTCCACTAAGCAGAAGTCAGGTTCGAGCATTTTGTATTCATCTGAATCTAATTTAATTTCTGTCTCTCCTGCTCTAGGATTACTGTATGAGTCTTTGACTTTGTATGTATGTAAGAAAGTCTCGTATTTTATTCCATGATTCTTTAGAGGTTCTAATATATATGTTTCAATAGATGGCATTGTGAATTTGAGAGATCGAGTTAATCCAAAGAAACAAAGAGCAACTCGCACCTTCTTAATAAAATTATGATAACATGCCACTTCAGGAATGTATTTAAAATGATCCTTGTGCTTTTTGTAAATTTTACTTATAAAACGATAGTCGCCATATAGTCTGTAATCTGACCATCTTATATTGTCTATATAGTGTCTAGGGACTATAAATTGAGATGTATCAATATGATTAGCCTTAATCTGACCTCCCTTCAATATACGTTTCTCCTGAATTCGGTCTTGATCCCACGTATAAACAAAGAATGGATCGAGAGTAGGTAGTAATTTCCAGAATGTAGGATGAAAAGTATTATCATCATCCATAATATAGACAAATCCATCTTGAATTAGATCTAGGGCATAATTAATTTGAGGATGACCTGCTACACCCTCTTTATCACACGATAATTCTATGATTTTTTGTGTCTCTTTATCTAAAGTAAATTCCATATGATAGGATCGGCATTTAGATGTGTCATATATGATGTACCATTTTTTTACTAAAGAAAAATCAATAGATTCATATATTTGTCTTAAATTTTGTGGTCTTGAACAAGCTGTTATAATAGATAACATCTTTCTTAACTTAAGAAAAGATATTATTCATGATCCGGACTTATTTTATTCAAGGCTCACAGTATCCATTTTTATCGCATCTAAGATTTCGTGATACCCTAAGTTTTCTTAAATAATCTCTTTTGATTTTTAAAGAATTCTTTGTGTAATGTCTGCTTACTCCTTGCTTGCGCATTGTATGAGAACGATTATATCTTAATTTCATTTTATTAATCAAGAATGGTAATCCTACATCGTTTATATGTTTATTTACATAATGTCTGGAACTGTATTTAATCTTACCATCTGGTTTAGAATCATGGGCACCCAGACTATAATTCATTTCTTTAATTTCTGGAACATGGAAACATAGATTCTTACTTTCGTATTTGTGGTAATAAGCTCTTTTTACTTTGTGTAAATTTATATCTGTAAGGTCTACTGTCTTACTTTTAGCCACTATGTTATATCCATCGACTGATAAAATAGTGGTCCCATTTGATTCTTCTTTTAATAAGTCTTCTTTTGTGACACATAGCCACTCATCCATATCAGATACAATTATCCAGCCATCTTTTACATCTTTCCAGCAATTATTACTTATTTCTCGTTTCTTAAAATTATCTATGGCATTATTTGAAGACCATGAAATAACCTTACAGCCCAATGATTTCGCGATTTTGACGGAATCATCTGTAGATTCATTATCATATATTGTTATATTGGGATCGGATAACATTGTCTTATAATGTTTTATTGTCTGCGGTAGAAGAAGTTGTTCATTGAAACAGAATATGAAGATATTTACATTCGGTCCTGTTTTAATCTTTGGAGTAATACATTTTGATACAAGTGTTGACGATCTGTTGTTCATGACATATGCTAACATTTCATCTAGAGGAATTTTCACATTAGAATTCTTATACCATGGCAAATGTTTCGCAGTAAAGTCCCCAGCAATTCTCAAGGCAGGTTTTGTAGAATTCATGTAATGTTTAGAAAGATCTAAATTCGTCTTTTTATATTTCGTATTCACAAGACAGAAAGTAGTATCCACAAATCTGTCGTATAATTCATATTTTGGATCTTTAACTGGATTCTTAAAATGTATAGATGAGTCGTATCCATAATCACAATTAATAAATTCATCCTTCTTAATACTAGCAAGTTGTACTCCAACCTTGTATAACTTATATTTTCTTGAAATTTCTAGAAATATTTCTGAAAAGTTTTTAGGCATATTCTTATTTAATTCAATATCTGGATCGGTCAGTATATATACTGATGGCAAGGTATGTTGTAATTCTATATATACTGTATTTCCATAGTTCTTTTTTAATAAGCGTATATCGATCTTATCTTGTAATTCTGATTTTATTTTCTTGTAATAGTCGAATAATGGTTTATACGTGCTGTGGTTATCTAGTAATATAATTGGATGATCATATTTTTTTAATTGTTTTATAATATTCTCTATGTAACTTAATTCATTGAAACATATTATAACTATGGGAATTTTCTTTAATTTACGTGTTTTCATCTATATTGTAATTATAAATTAATACTAAGTATAAAAATTGACCGTGTGGGGGACCCTTGATTAAATTATAAACAATGGCTGATCAGTATAAGAAGCATACTCATCGTGAGCACATTCTTGAGCTTCCTGATACCTATGTTGGTAGCACGGAGACGCATGAGGAAACTCGGTGGGTCTATGATTCTGCTTCAGGAAAGATGGCCCATCGTAAGATCGCCTTCAACCCCGGTTTCTACAAGATTTTCGATGAGATCATTGTGAATGCTCGGGATGCTCTTGTTCGTAGCATCGCAGCTAAGAAGCAGCCGATCAAGCATATCGATGTAACCGTCACTCGTGGTCGTATTGGCGACGACAACGCCATTATTGTCGAAGTCGAGAATGATGGTGATGGTATTCCAATTGAGCTACATCCTGAGCACAAGGTCTACGCTCCTGAGCTTATCTTTGGCCATCTCTTGACGAGTGGTAACTACGATAAGAGCGAGGAGAAGATCGTCGGTGGTAAGAATGGTTATGGTGCCAAGCTGACAAATATCTTCAGCAAGAAGTTTACACTCAGCACTCGCCATCCTGCTTCAGGTCAGCGTTATACTCAGGTCTGGCAGGATCATATGGCAGTTGCTGGAAAGCCATCAATTGTTTCTGATAAGGCTCTTAAGGGCTTTGTCAAGATAACATATGAGCCTGATCTGTCTCGTTTCCCTGGCATCGATCTTGATTCCATGCTCCAGGTTCTTCATACTCGTGCCATTGAGCTCGCTGCCATGGCCGGCAAGGATGTTAAGGTCACGTGGAATGGTTCACTAGTGCCGACAAATACCTTTGAGAAGTTTATCAATCTCTTTATTCGTGATGGCACATCACATGCTTACGAGCGTTGTGGTGATCGATGGGAGGTTGGTGCGGTTCTAGCCAAGAATCTGTTTTCAGAGGATGATTCCCCTGATGACAAGCACATTTCGTTTGTGAATGGTATAAATACACGCAAGGGTGGTAAGCATGTTGAGACGGTCCTTAAGACGGTTCTCGGTAACTTTACTGATCTCGCTAAAAAGAAGAAGGTTGATATCAAGCCTGCGCAGCTCAAGGATTCTGTTGTCTTCTTCATTAATTCGACGATTGTAAATCCAGCATTCGATTCTCAGACAAAGGAGACATTGACGACTCCTGCTCAGAAGTTTGGCTCTGTCTTCAAGACTGACAAGCTTGCTGATCTCCTAGTTAAGATTGGCCTTCTCGAGGAGGCTCAGTCGATCCTAGATGCGAAGGCGGCTAAGGATGCTAAGAAGACTGATGGCTCTAAGCGTAAGACTCTTCGTGGTCTTCCTAAGCTCGAGGATGCTCTCTGGGCCGGCACTGCCAAGTCAGTCGATGCTACCTTAATTCTGACTGAGGGAGATTCAGCTGCTGCCTCAGCGATTGCTGGTCTAGCCGTGGTTGGTCGTGAGAAGTGGGGTGTCTTCCCTCTTAGAGGTAAGATGCTAAACGTCAAGGATATAAGTCAAGAGAAGTTTAACAAGAATGAGGAGCTGACTTCAATCAAGAAGATCCTTGGTCTTGAGCAGGGCAAGGTCTACCAGGATGCCAAGTCTCTACGTTATGGTCGTGTGATGATTATGACAGATCAAGATCATGATGGATCCCATATCAAGGGTCTACTCATGAATTTCTTCCACACCTTCTGGCCATCACTTCTACAGAAGGGTTTCCTCTGTTGCTTGGCAACTCCCTTGCTCAAGCTTACTCGGCGTGGCAATGTCTTGTCATTCTATTCACAAGGCGAATTTGATGCTTGGCGAGATTCTATTATGAATGGCGCAGTTGATGCTCATGATCCACTCAAGGGTGCCACTGTGAAGTATTATAAGGGTCTAGGCACTTCCACGCCTCAGGAGGCGCGTGAGTGGTTCAAGGATCTCTTTGACATGAAGTATGTCTGGGATGATGCCTCAGATGACGCCATTTGTCTGGCGTTTTCAAAGAAGCGTGCTGATGATCGTAAGGAATGGCTAAAGACATATGATTCTCGTCGCACTCTGGCTGTAGTAAAGGGTGGAAAGATTCCATACAATCGTTTCATCCATGACGAGCTAATTCACTTCTCTAATGCCGATAATCTTCGTTCTCTGCCGCATGTTATGGATGGTCTCAAGCCGTCACAGCGTAAGATTCTCTTCTGTTGCTTGAAGCGTGGCTTGCGTTCAGAGATCAAGGTGGCTCAGCTCGCAGGATATGTTTCTGAGCACGCGGCCTATCATCACGGTGAGGCATCTCTCAATTCTACGATTACTGGCATGGCCCAGAACTTCGTTGGATCCAATAATGTGAACTTGCTTGTTCCCAATGGTCAGTTTGGTTCTCGTTTGATGGGTGGTCAGGATGCGGCTCAGCCGAGATATATCCACACATATCTCGAGCCGATCGTTGACACAATGTTCAGAAAGGAGGATTCTGGAATCCTGAAGTATATCAATGATGACGGTGAGGTCGTAGAGCCTGAGTTCTATCAGCCTGTAGTGCCTCTTCTTGTGATCAATGGCGGTCTAGGTATTGGCACAGGATTCTCTACGAATATTCCTCCTCACAATCCTAGTGACGTGATTTCGCTGCTACGTGATCGTCTTAACTTGAAGCGACCTACGCTCGCAGGTCTTGTTCTCACACCGTGGTGGTATGGATTCACAGGCACGATCCACCGCACAACGGATACGGCTTGGGTGACGAAGGGCAAGGCGACATGGGATGACACGAAGCACACTATTACGATCACGGAGCTACCGGTTGGCACGTGGACTAAGGATTACAAGGTATATCTTGATACTCTGTGTACGGGTGACAAGGAGAAGGATATCAAGCCAATTCTTGAGTCATTCGATGACCTATATAATGATAGCGAGGTCAAGTTTGTGTTATACTTTAACCAGGATACCTACTTCGAGATGCGGACGGATGCTACGGCTGCTGAGAAGATGCTCCAGATGAACACGACTTGGCATACGACTAACATGGTATGTTTCAGTCCCGAGATGAAGATTAAGCGTTACGGAACGGTTGGTGATATGATGGAGGATTATTACCAGATTCGCCTTACCGGCTACGAGACTCGTAAGGCTCTCGAACTTGCTCGCCTTGAGAAGGAGCTTGTGGAGTTTGACGCAAAGGCTCGTTTCCTCCTAGCATTACTTGAGGACCGTATGGATCTACGGCGTAAGTCGGATGATCAGATCGTTGAGGCTCTGAAGGCACACAAGCTACCGGCTCTTGATTCCATGGATAAGCCGGATTCAGTTGATTCATATGAGTATTTGCTCAAGATGCGCATGGATCGTGTGAAGGCTTCAGCGGTTGAGGATGCTAGAAAGCATGTAGAGTTGTCAAAGGCTGCGTTGGATGTTCTACGGTCGACGGCTGCTGAGAATCTCTGGTTAAGGGATTTGGATGAGTATGAGAAGGCGTGGACTAAGTTACAGGAGGTCCGCGAAGCTGCTCGGACTGGAGCACCTCTACGGAAGGAGAAGCGAGTATTGAAGAAATAGGGGCTTCGCCCCCTATCACCCCCACTCTTTAGGAATAATATTGAATATAACTTCGCCAATGCCCCTACACGAAGGGATTCTGTGGTAAAGACTTTGTTCCAGCGGAACTTAGGCTTACGGATCTAGCCAACGGCACCGGCATGTGGCTGATATCGTTCAAGTAATATTGGTAGTGATCTACGGCACTCAAAATATGAGGAACTGACCAGTTCAATACTTTTTCATTTAGATCTTGAACTTGACCCATAATATTGTGCGGTAGATTTTGAGCATACTGAAGATACATTGTGCGCATTATAATACTGAGTTCATCTGCGGACTGATCATCTATTACGTATTTTTTTGGCCCAGACTTATCATATACGGCCTTACGGATTCCATTCTGTATTGCTACGGCATTCTCTCTGCTGAAAAAGGCCTTCGATAATTCAGTGACTTCCCAATTTCCACGAAGTGCGTCAGTCGCGAAAGTTGGTTCAACCTTTGTTCTATAAGCGAATCCAGGAACTTCAGCATGCCCACCGGCACTCGATGGCGCGTCTAAATTTACACGTCCATTCATTCCTCCTACCGGCATTGGGTTTGTATTTGGAAAAACAAAGGCATCCTGTGAATCCATTCTGTTTGTAGGAAAGTTTCGTTACGGCGTAAAATTTCACTTGTATTACAAAGTTTTTTTCTAAGCCGGAGGTATAAGCAAATGCCAAGCTCACACTTTGCCCCCAACACAAAGCTAACAAACGGCTACTTCGTCCCCCTCGGCAACTGTGTCAGTAAGATTTCACAGTACTCTGGCGGCTCAGGTGCTGGAGGCTCATTCCTCCCTGGCACATTCACAGCTGCTGATTGGGCTGGCTCAAGCGGCACGGCTGGCGCACTCCTCTCATCGATCTCATCCATCGGCCAGGGTGGTCTCCTCAAGGATATGGGCAGAACAGTTGTCTCATCTAACCGCACATTCCGCAAGGTTCAGCTCGTTGTTCCTGGTGGATCAAGTGCCACAGGTGTCGGTGGTACATCATCAAACGCCAACCCTTTCTTCACAGGATACATTGAGCTCGCCACAGGTGCCGTCGACCTTGCCGCGGCCTCCAGCAACGTTGCCCCTGTCGCCTACCTCCCAGGCGCCCTATAAATAGGTCTTTAAAGAATCTTATACAATCAAATATCTAGTCATTTAATGGTTAAATATTTGATCATTAATATAATTTTTGTATACTTTTTCTAAAGCTATCATTGTATACTTTTTTCCAAAGTTACCATTGTATGCTTTTTCAAATGCTATCGTTTTTGTATGCTTTTTTCCAAAAAGCATAGTAGTATGATATTCCTTGGTCTCGATTTATCAAAAGTCAATTGGTATTTTCTTACATACATTATTTTCAGTATATTATTCTTAGTATACGGAACTCAGAAACTCAATTCTACCGGCCAAATGCGCGCAATTACATTTGCCATTGGAACATTCTTAGTTCTCCTATACTTTGGAAATCGATGGTTTGGATCATCAAATAAGAAGCCAAAGAATTGGCCTCCCATTATAAATATGTGTCCGGATTACCTCACATATGTTCCAAGTTTACCTGGTTGTGTCGATTTACTCGGTGTTACAACTGGATCTGCTGGTATAACAAAGGTAAATCCATCTGAAATGAATTCCCTTAAACTCTCAAACTCAAATAAGGTATTTGAATTCACATCTGCTGATATAAAAGCTGCTACTACGGCCTCTGAATTACAGGCAATCTGCGATCGTTGCCAGAATGCCGGTGTAACATGGGAAGGTGTCTATGATGGTGAAGTGTGTGTTGGAATTGCGGCAGTTGAAAAGCAGAATGCTGCTGCGGAACAATGTCTTGCTTCATCATCTGATGTTTCTAATTTGTATTCTGCCTAATACGCTAACCTAAAGATATGAAAATGATTCTTTCTAAAGAGATGTCCAGAAACTATACAAGCCTTCATCCGAATGTAGAAGATTCACTCAGACGATGGCTAAAAACACCTACTACCGCAGCCTTTCTTCTTGTAGGACCACCTGGCGTAGGAAAGACTACCCTAGCTAGAGAGATCTTAAAAGAACAGACATACAGAATTGTTGAACTCAATGCTAGTCATACACGATCAGGCCAGGCCTTTAAGAAACAGATTATTCCATTATTGGTACAAAAATCTGTCTTAGAAGCTATGTCTCCAACAAGTAATCAAAATAGACTAGCTGTCTTACTTGATGAAATCGACGGTCTAAGTCTTGGAGAAAAAGGTGGCCTAAGTGAACTTCTTGACTACATGCGAGCATGGAAACCAGGTCAGACAACACATCCTCTCTTACTAATCTGTAATGAAATCAAGGGACGTGCTTATCAACATATTGTCCGCCTGAGCACATATATTCAGATGGAATTTCCTGTTCAGACAGTTCAAACCTGGTTAGGTGGATCTCTTAGACCAGAAGTTCTAGCAAGTGCTGATCTCCGTGTAATCTTAAGATCGCTTCAGGGATGTGATTCAGTTTCTATTTTTCAGGGTAAGGGAGAGGGTATACCTGAATTAGTCGCTGACGAAGTGGAGGAAGAACCAAGCACTGAAATCTTAAGATTTAGTCATTCATGTCTATATGATCGCTGGGACCCCCTTGTAATTCCAGAGGTTGAGAATAATCTTGGAAATCTTTCCGGTCTTTGTGTTCATGAAAATATTCACAAAAGACTCGACTCAGCTGAAAATCCATGGGAACATTACAAAGAATTTCTAGTCCTCTTTGATCTAAGTGATAAGGCAGACTACTGGGCATTTTTCTATCAGAACTGGAACTTACTAAGACCAAGTTTCCAGATGAAACTAAAAATAACGAATGCTTTCTTATCTGAATATCCTGTTACAGAAATGATGACGCCAAATAATCTTCAATTCACTCAAGTTCTAACAAGACAGTCATCTATGTATAACACCTGGAAACAGATGGTTCATTTTTCAGATGAACATGCCTGCCAGATCGAAGATATTCCAATTGTTCTTAACCAAGTTATAAACAAGACTAGGCATTTGAAGATACCGGCAGCCCAGGCAAAGAAAATAGAATCAATCAGTATTCCTAAACGTCTCTGTGTTTATAAAGAGTAATTTTTTTTAATTTACAAGGATAGTCTGTGTATGAATGTCAAGGAATCTGGTGTTTACATCAGCAGGAGATAATAGTATATTTATAAAATGGTGGACTGAAAATGATAGTTCTAATATTCAAGCCACCTATGATATATATGTATATTATTATGGAGACGATGACGAAAAATTTAATTTATATAAGGCACACTCTACATATGCTGAAAAATCAAAGGGTGTTAAATTTCAGAATTTCTATAAGTTCTGGAAAAAATTCCCAAAAGTTGTAGAAGATTATGATCGATTTTTTATTTTAGATGATGACATTGAAATAACAGTTCAAGATATTAATGAAATGTTTAAGATTTCAGAAGAATATAATTTATTAATTTGCGGGCCATCATTTTCTAAAACATCCAGAGTATCACACCCACATACACTTCATAAAGAAAATATAATTTTATCATATACTAATTTCATTGAGGTCAATGTTCCACTTTTCACAAAGGAAGCTATTACGAAACTCATGGATAAATATAGTCCTGAATTAACTGAATGGGGTGTTGATTATTTATACGCATTAGTAAATGGAATAGAAAAGGAAGCAACGTATGCCATTATACATAAAATTCAATGTAGAAATCCGCCAAATATAGATAAAGGTGTTGAAAAAAGAGAAATTGATCTTAATTATACAGATGATGAAAGAAAAGAAATCTGGGTAGAATATGCTAAAAAACTAAATTACGAACCCTTGCCTTTAATTAGAGAATATGATCAACTCTTCATGCCGATTCGTATATTAGTTGTAGTTTTATCTTGTCAGAAATATTCAAACTTATGGCCAGAAATTTTAAACAGGGGTATTCGTGATATTGTTATTCTTTGTGGAGGTAATGAAAAGGAATCATACATGGAAAATAAAATTATTTATTTGAAGTGTAATGACCTATATGACGGGCTTCCAGAAAAGATGGTATGTGCCATTGATTTTATTTTAAAACAGCCTGAATTTTCTTCAGTAACCCATATTTTAAAGGCAGATGATCATGATACTAAATTTAATAAAGAACATATAGATAATTTAGAACAAAGACATTCTAATATATTAAATACACATGATTATATTGGACAACAGATATGGGATTATGGAAATTACCTTCACCACATTGGAAGAGTTCCTCTTTATAGTTTCTGGAATAATCGAAAACTAGAAGATTCATCTAGACCATTTTGCTCTGGAAATGCCACATATATACTAAGTAAAAAAGCAATGATGTGTGTAAATAATAATTTTAATATTAATAATTTAGATTTTTTAAGAAAGACATATGTACTTGAAGATACAATGATGGCAAATATATTATATACAGAAAATATTAAACCGTTTAAACTTAATTACGGTATATCATATACAGAAGAAGTTCCAAATACAAACGATCCTCAAATTAATATTCTAGTTGTTATTATATCATGTGAAAAAAATAGAGAAAAATGGAACGAAATATTAAATAGAGGTATTAATAATATTATTATAGCATATGGAGGTGCCTGGTGTGAATCCTCTTTTTATAATAAGTATTTACATTTAGCCTGTAATGATAAATATGAAGGTTTACCTGAAAAGACAATAAGTGTTATAGATTTTATCTTAAAATTTCCTAAGTTTTCTTCAGTAACTCATATTCTAAAACTAGATGATAATATGAAATTTACTAAACAAAATATAGATATTATAATAAATAAATATTCTAAAATATTAGATACACAGCATTATATAGGACAGTATATAAGGTCTAATATAAAAAGGGATTATCATTTAGAAAAAATAACACCTTATAGTTATTGGTCTAATCGAACGTATGAAGGATTTATTCCAAAGTTTTTATATAGAAACGCATCATATATATTAAGTAGAACCGCAATGATCGCTATAAATAATACATTTTCAATAAATAATCTAAAGTATATAAATAAAACATTTATATATGAGGATGTAATGGTAGGCCTTATATTAAAAGCAAATAATATTAAACCATATGAACTAAATTATGAAATAGAGTATGAAAATACTTTAGAAGAAAATAATGTTATAGATGAATTATATTATAATAATAATAAAGCAATCTGGATATATATAGGTAACGAAGGCGAGTCATTTACTTTACCACTTAATAGCCATATTCGTTTTGGAAAAGATGATAAATGGACTGAAACTAATTTAACTACAAATACATTTAAGGCTAGCAGTAGATTTTTTAAGGCTGATCCAGCGTATGGTGCTAAAAAAGAAGTTCATTATAATATAAATTCACAAATAGAAGGTTCTGCGTGGATAAAAATAGGATATGAAGATAGTTCTATTGTTATGCCAGTAAAAGGACGCATATCATTTGGTAATGAAGTTGATGGATGGATAGAAAAACTGGTAGAAGCCTCCACATTTAAGGCTAATGTGGGATTCTTTAATTCTAATGTTAAATATACACATAGAAATATTGTTAGATTATTTATTCAATATTTATGGTAACCCTTGGGTTCTTTCTTCAGAATCATGTAAGAGTCTTATTAAATTTAGTTGTTCGTTGCGTCCAAGACGTATCGCACGACCAATAATTTGTTTTTCTTCTTCAGATTTCATCAAATGCATTAGAACAATGTGTGTAGCTGATTTGAGATCCATTCCTACACCCGCATTTGTGCTGTTCATTAGAAGAACCTGTATCTCGCCTTTTTCAAATTGCTTCAAAGTATTTGATACATGGTCCTTATTCCCCTTAACTGTCGCAACACGTATTCCCTTTTCTAAGAGTTCCCCTTCAATCTCTAAGAAAGGATTATCGTAGCGATTGAATACTAGGAATTTACCTCCCTTAACTTCAGTTATAAGTTTTAGAAGAGCCTCCTTCTTCTTTGGCTTCCTTTCTACTTCTTCAATCTTTCTTTCAGGGACTCCTTCAGTATCTAATTGTCTAAGACGTTTATAGTCCAATGCGGATCGACAAAGTGGACAAGATGGATTTCTTTGAATACATTGAATTATACATGCTCCACAAAATAGACGCTCGCAACATAAGACGAATGTCGGCACCTTAGGATCTTCAAAACAAATTGCGCAAATTTCATCCTTCACATTTAATATACGTTGCTTCAGAGAATTAATTTGTTCTTTCATAGATCCAATCTTAGTCTTCAATGAACTAATCGCTTGCTCCTTTGCTAAAGGCGTCGCATAATCAATTGTTTCCTTGAAGGCCAGAGTTTTCTCAAGGCGATCGAGTTCCTTTTCTCTACTCTCACACAAAGCTGTTATTAAGGAAGACTGAGATGTATTATTTACTCCAAGTTTTTCTAGAGCTGTCTGAACATCGCCAGCGTGTAGAAGTTCCTGAATTTCAGTATTTACATACTGGGCTATAATACGGTGAGATATAGGTGTTTCACATATAATCCGCTGTTCAACAATTGGAGGAGATCGCCAGCTCTGTTCCATGAAGGCGGCGTTTGTTCTGAGAACTAGATGACCTCTGGAAGGATGTTTCGTTAGGAAATTAGAGAAAAAATTACTACTTTTCACATCATATCTTGAATAATAGTTTGATCCATTAGTCACTTGATCCTGGTGTAGAAGCTCAACTAAATCTGGGTGTAGTCCAGCTGCTGCTCTTTGTGCCAGAAATAAGTTAGACATATACATATATGATCCTTGAAACATAAGATTCGGCCATGTTGCGGTAATTAGCCAGTAGAAATTGGATTTCGGCATAGGAACAGTTGAAGTGAAGTGGATATTATCTACTTCATCGAAATATACACTGGACCACTGAATTAAGTGTCGATTGTCACTCGTCATAAATTGTTTTATAATTGTATTAGACATCAGAGTTATATCTCTTCTTTTAATGAGATTATTGAATTCTGGCTTTTCTAGAGCCTTTGATGTCTTAACTTCGAAAAAGGATAAAGTCGTCTGCTGCTGAATGGCATATTTCCACTGATGGAAAAGAGTATGTGGCACAATAATTAAGTTATTTCCAGAGCATTCTGTTAAATAAATTGGCTTCTGGCTCCAGAACGTTGTCTGGGATCTTTCATGAATACGATTGAAGACTGATGTAATCGGATTAGTCTTCTTATGGGCAATATAACCAAGAGTGGTTAGAGTCTTTCCCGATCCAACCTTATCTCCTAAAATAGCAGTCTGGCTATAATGAGTTTCACCGTTTATCTGAAATCCATTAATACAGGATTTTTCTTTACCACTCATCGCATGAATAATGGCGAGTTGATGGGGTCTTAGAGATATCTTAATTTCCGGAGGTTGAAGAGCATAACCAGATGTATCTGTAATAGCGTGTATTAGAGGTTGTTCATACACTTCTAACATTCTATTTACAGAATCATCTCTTGCGCTCATTTGCTAAGTAGTTCTCTAGTTTAACCTACAGTGTTATGTTTAAGTCTATCATTTGGTATGATTATTAATTTATATCATAATTATATCCATTTTTAATAAAAAAATCAAAATCATCCTTATAATATAATTCTACTTTATTTTTTATAGAATTATCATAAAAATTTTTTGTATATGGAGTAAACATTGAAAATTCAGATTTTAATAAATCAAATACATCAGTATCCTGTTTTTCATTTGATACTTGTATATGATAACCTCTAAATTTAATCATAACATCTGGTATGGTTTTTTCATATAAACTTTCTATATATTTATAATTAATATTTTCTAGATCATAAATTATAATATTATTAGAATTAACATTTTTTAATAAAGAAAAATCATGAGATGTCTGTTGACAAAAATGACTTTGTAAATAAGGTTCTTTAACAAATTTATTAGATATTAAATGGTCTATAAAATTACGAAATGTTAATCTATCTGATTTATTCCATACTCTACTGTATAATTGTATAAACTGTTCAGGGCTCATTTCAGGACTTTTTATTTTATGCATTTTTTCTAAAAAGCCAGATACAATGCGTTTATACGGATTTCTTATAATAATAATAAATTTATAGTTATTAATATCTTCTTCTCTTATTTTTTTATATAGTGATATTTGATCTTCTTTACAGTGAACCTTATCACGTAAATCATTATTTGTTGTTAAATAGTAAAATATTCTTTTAATATGCGTACATCCAGATTTGGGAGACCATCCCCATATTATTTTTCGTGCTTCATCAACAAGAAATCTCATATATATTATATAAAATAATTAAAATATGATAATTCTCCGGAGAATTATTATAGAAACTAAATATAAAGAATAATAATATTTGACAGGCTAGACTTAAATCATTCGGAATAATTTATTATATTAGCATAGGATGGTAATATATGATAAATATTTTGTAATAGGATTTAACAAGTCAGAAGATTATACTATTCATAAATTATTTATAGAAAACGGTATTCCGTCACAGCACTGGAATCATAATAAGCCATGGGATACAGATGATTATATGGCATTTTCAAATGGGACAGATTATAATGATTTTAAGTTATTAGAGAAAAAATATCCTAATGCTCTATTTATACTTAATACTAGAAATTTGGATGACTGGCTTATATCTAGATTTAAACATCATGATAATGATAAATTAATTTGGGGATATCCTCCTACTCCAATGAAATGTAGTAAATGGATATATTCGCGTGAAAAATATTACTTAGATATTCTTAAATACTTTGAAAAAATGCCAGATAAATTAATATTATTATCAGTATCAGAAGATTCATGGATTGACTATCTATCAAGTGTGTTAAACTTAGTAGTAACTAATATTGAACCTGAATATATTGAACCAACTGATATAACTAATCCATCACATAGTAATATATTAAATATAGTTGATAAGACACTTAATTTATTAAATTATATTGATAGAAAAAATATATTAGTTAAAAACCCTAGTCTAAATAAGAAATACTTATCATTATATAGAAATAATATACTAGTAAAGGATTTTATGAATTATCAATTAATACGCGAGTCGATAAATACACTTACTTCCGAGGATAAGACCTTACTAATAAATGATCTGATTAGTAAACTTGAGAGAACAGAAATACTGTTAAATATAAAGAATGATATAATAGAAAAAAAATTTATGATATTACTTGAAAGCGTGAATGTCTAAATAATTTATTATATTACAATAGTATGGTATATGATAAATATTTTGTAATAGGATTTAATAAGACAGCAACGAGAACAATTCATGCGTTTTTTATAGCTAATGGTATTAAATCACAGCACTGGAATAATAATAGACCATGGGATACTCATGATTATACGGCATTTTCAAGTGTAGGCGATCATAATGATTTTAAATTATTAGAGAAAATGTATCCTAATGCTCTATTTATACTTAATACTAGAAATCTGGATGACTGGCTTATATCTAGATTTAAACATCATGATAATGATAAATTAATTTGGGGATATCCTCCTACACAAATGAAGTGTAGTAAATGGATATATTCACGCGAAGAATATTATTTAGATATTCTTAATTATTTTGAGAATATGCCGCATAAATTAATAATAGTATCAGTATCGGAAAATTCATGGATTCAATATCTTACAAGTGAATTAATTTTTTCAAATTCAAATGTTAAATCACTAAATATTAATCCTACTGATATAACAAATAGATCGCATGCCAATATATTAAATATAGTCGATCATACATTTAATTTATTAAAAGATATTAATAGAAAACAGACGTTACTTAAAAATAATGAATTAAATAAGAAATTCTTATCATTATACAGAAATAATATACAATTAAGTTCTTAAAATTTATAATCAAACATTTCAATTTCTTTCTGAAACATTTTTGTGACAATATCCTTAGTCTCTTCATCATAGAATTCACTGTAATGCCTTTTATCTTTTCTTTGGCCTGATTTAAATTTAGGTAAATCTTTAATATTATAATCTGTAATTCCTAATTTCTCTAACACAATAACTATATCATCTACTAACTTTTCATATCTAATATAATACTGACATATAGGCTTATCATTAATAAGAATTCTTGTTAAATTATTTCTTGATAAATTATTCATTGGTGATAATTCATTATTACCCGTATAAAAATCTTTACAATATGATTTAAAATCATCCTTACACTTATTAGGATATACACATCGATCCCAAAAAAATGATGATACCATATAATCATAGGGATTACGAACAACGCAAAATTTAAAATAATTATCAAATATTTTATCTCCTAAGTCTTTTTTAATCTTCTCTGCTGTCTTATGTTCACCCCATCCTAAATATTGTACGTTAGCACCTCTAGCACCTATAATTCCAAATTCACTAATTTCTACATTATGTCTATCTTCAAATATATATTTTGCTTTATCCACTGGATTAATACAATATTGTCCAAAAAAAGAATCAACTGAGCTACCTGCTACTTTATAGTTTTTCATATATATAAATTTATATATATGTGAAACTAGAACCATTATAAATTAATAAGTCATTATAGTATTTTAGAATAATACGTAACTATTGCCGGTATGAATTAAATTAATTATTGCCGGTATCAAATAAATTAATTGTTGACGGCAGATACAACGAATTTAACAGAATCTTCAACATTCATTCCAGAAACTACTAGAGCATTTTTAGGAATTTCATATGGATCTGAAATTCCAGTAAATTGAGTAATCTTACCAGCACGGGCAGCCTTGTAAAGTCCCTTCACGTCACGTGACTCACATACCTCTAAAGAAGTGTCAACAAAGACCTCTACATACTTTCCATACTGAGAAATAAGTCTACGATTGTAATCACGATCCTCCTTAAAAGGAGCAATATTGGCAACTAGCACTACTCCTCCATGCTTGACAATCTCAGATGCTACGTAGCCAATCCGTCTAACATTCATAGAACGATCCTCCTTAGAAAATCCTAGACCCTTTGAAAGATGTGTGCGAATTTCATCTGCGTCTAGCAAAGTAACCTCCTTATGGGGCTTTAATTCCTCTAAGAATCCCTTGAGGCCCTGTGCCAATGTAGTCTTACCTGCTCCAGAAAGCCCAGTGAAATAGACACAGAGACCTTGAGGCTTTTGGTAGAACTTTCTCAAGGTATCTAGAACATTAGGATACGAGAACCACTCAGGAACTTCAGATCCCTTATCTAACATTGATCTAAAAGCTGTGCCAGAAATCTGCTTTACAGAATGATCCTTAGCCTCCGTTAGAGTCATATAGGACTGCGTATCCTCACAATATACTAGTTCCTCTGAAGTCACAATCTGAATTCCAATCTGAGCCTCAAGTGACTTCGCGAGTTGCTGAGCCTCGAGTGGACCATAGAATGAAGTGCCATCCTTCTTCTTATAAGAAGGTCCAGCATGATCACGCCCCACAATGAAATGAGAGCATCCATAGTTTCTGCGAATGACCGCATGCCAAACAGCCTCACGAGGTCCAGCCATGCGCATACTTAGTGGTAGGATAGAGAGTGTTACATCTTGGCCTAAGTAAGGCAAGACCTCCTTGTAACACTTCATACGAACTGGAAAGGGAATATCACACTCCTGTGTTACTCCCTCAACAGGGTGAAGTAGGACATTGGCTCCAGATAACTCGGCGCATCTCTTGATGAGTTCAATGTGCGATCGGTGGAGAGGATTGCGTGTCTGAAATCCGATCCAGTCACCTCCTAGCTGTCTCATAAGCTCCTTAGTTTCAGCTGGTGTTCTACGCTCCTTCATGAAATTGCTGTGGAAAGCATATGGCTTAAAATCTAGTGATCCAGAAAGATAATATAGAGGATTCTTTGACTTTACATATTGAATATAGGGGTGATTGTCGTCATTTGAACCAAACACAGATACAAATTCATTGTTAAGATCTGGCTGCCAACACTCCTGAACTGTAAGGGTGGCTACAATTGTTCCTGTGATCGTCTTAAGGTTTAGGAGAGTTCCTAGAGGAACTTCTGATGTAGCCATTGATACAATTGGCATTGGGAAAATATCCGTATCTGAAATCTTTAGAGAGCTAAGACAAAGATCATACTGTGCCTTATTCATGTATGTGCTAAGAGGAGAAAATACGCCATCTCTCAAGCACTCAAGATCACAAAGCTCTCTCTCATCAAGAATCTTATCCATATAATTGTATTAGTTAAATTAGCATTAAGTGCCTACAGATTACTATAAAATCCATAAAGTTCAGGATCCTTTATAAAATCCTTCATCTTTAAAGAAGTCTTAACTAGTAGGGGGTTTGTATTAGTTCTTAATTCAGTCTTATCAAAGGTATTATCTGTGTGACTCATAACAAGCATTACCTTCTTAGGGTCAAGCTGAATTAATGGATTCTTATAATTTTCTAGAAACGATTTCTCTTCCGCGAATGCTACATTCTCATCATATTTATGTGTGTTGGCATATTTCTTTGTCCAAGCCATTGTTCCATTTGTCGCATGACCGTGGAAGTATGGACCAGCCTTCCAGATTTCCTTCGTATCTGTAAAATACATATAGACTTCACTTGATCCTGCTAGTTGGACCTTAGTCCCAGACAAGGCCTTGACTGCCTCTTCAACTCGTTCAGGAAAATAGAAATCATCATCGTCCATGGCTACTATAATTTCCCCTTTGGCTTCCTCATTGAGCCTATTACGTTTCTCTCCCAATGTCATCTTATCTTCAGACCAAATAAATTTAAGTTCTGGTAAATTTGCTTTTTCAGCTTCAAAGAGATCTCTGACTTCCTCTTGCCCGTCATCATAGACAATCCATTCCATCTTATCTCTAGGATATGTCTGTGCCTTAACCATTTTAATTAAAGAAGGAATGAAACGTCGACGATTATATGTGGGCGTTACAATACTTACATAAGGTGTAGCCTTTTGTGCCAGGCTTGCTATAGCCATACTACTCAGTCTTTATCTGGGATTTCTTAAATGCTTCAAAATACAGAGTTTCAACTGCCTTTCTCGCTGCCACGGAATATGAGTCATCCGTGTAACAAAATGCCCCCATTAAATAATATTCCAGATCACCCCTTGGCACATACGTAGATAGGGGTAGCATAGTATATCCGTGAAGTTCCTGTTTGAGCCAGTATTTTTCATATAGTGACTTGGGAATTACAAAGAAGAAGAATATACAACCATATAAAAAACTTAATACACGAAACGGAGGATTGTATCCGATCGCGGCATTTGCTGCTAAATGTCCTCCATATAATATAATACATACAAGGAAGAAGTATAAGAATCCACTGAGAATACCTTTCGCTATATTTCCTGCTGCTCTCTCGGGCTTGAACTGACTTCTCTCAACTAAATTAGCGTCGGCCGCATCTTTCTCAGCCTTCTTAGCAGCATCTTCATTAGCTTTAGCCTTAGCTTCATCTAGACGCTTCTGTGCCTCAGCATCTTGAACATCCTGTTTTGCCTTTTCCTTAGCATATGCTTCAGCTTCGGGATCATTTAGTGTCTGAGAAGCCATATATTGAATTTTATTGGTAAATTGTGTCAATAGACTCATCTACCATTAAGTATAATTTGATATTCCATATTTTAACCTATTGTTAAAATAGAGAAATGGATTACACCATTGTAATTCCATCGTATAAGAGGGCTGAAATTTGTCGTGATAAGACTCTTGCTCTTCTTCATAGATACAATATACCAAAGGAGAAAGTTGTAGTTGTAGTGGCTAATAAAGAGGAAAAAGAAATCTATGAAAAAGTTTTAGATCCAAAGACATACAAGGAAATTCTTGTAGGAGTTCCTGGCTTAGCTAATGTTCGTAATTGGATTTTTAAGCACTTCCCTAAGGGATCCAAACTCGTGTCATGTGATGATGATATTAGTGGTTTTGTTGAGTATACTACAAAGACAAAGAGGCATGAAAGAGAACTCCGGAGCCTTAAGGAAATAATAAGGCGTGGATTCTCTGAGTGTGAGAAGGCTAAATGTTCTCACTGGGGTATTTATCCGATACCGAATGGATTTTTCATGAAACCAACGGTTTCTACAGATCTAAAATTTATTATTGGAAGTTTCGGAGGTTTTATCAATCCAGGTTCTGAAGTCATGATCGAAATCAGTGAGGGTGAAAAAGATGACTACGAGCGGACTATTATGTTTTTCCAAAGAGACGGAGCAGTTGTTCGTCTTAATTTCGTATCAGCCAAGACTGCCACATATAAGACACCTGGTGGCCTACAATTAGGTAATCGTCTAAAAAAAGAAACAAGAACTGTAAAAGGTCTAATGAAGAAATACCCTGGTTGGATTCGTCTGAATACAACCAGAAAATCTAAAATGCCTGAAATTCGATTGATAGATCCTATGAAGAAAACTAGAAAATTACGTTAAGTCGCATACTTCATTCCTCCCATACCACCTTCGATGACTAGAAAATTAATGCTTTCCACATAAACTGAGTAGTTTATTGTGAACATACTATTCTGCGCTAGAGGCCATGGATCAATATCAAGCTGGAAATTCTTTACTCTACTCGTATTCAATGAGCCACTTGGTTTCATCCACTTAGACGTATCTAAGGCAAAACTGTAAATCGCTAAACCTGGTGGAAATACTCCTGATGCGTATTTCCACGAGCTTAACTGTGTAAAATAACTCGTTGGTTTAATTTCCTGAGCGTCATTTCCATCACAGACAATACGCATTTGTCTTATAATATCTTGTTGTATTCCTGGAACATTAATTCCAGAATATCCACCAAATGGCACAGATGTGATCGCAGGAACAAATGGAGCCAAGGGATATCTCCACCAGTTTGTATAATTTGTCCAGGAATTTAAGAATCTAATTGAATCACTTCTTCTTGGCATTACAATCAAACGAGGAACTGGATTGTGTGTATAAAGATTAAAAAGTTGTCTACTTGTTATATTTTCATAAGGATACTTTGTAACCTGTCTTACAATGTAGGTAAGAGGTTTTGTGGCAAATGTTCTACGCTCTTCATCAGTTAAGTATATATATGTGGCCTGTAATCTAGGATTTAGAGGCCATGTATTTAAGGAAGGAACTGCGTATCCAATATCAGTTAAATACTGATTTATAAATATGCCTGGATCAGCATCTGTTGTATATCCGACATTTCCAGTTTGTAATTGACTTGTATTAGCAGCAACCTTAGTTTCAGGGCGAACTCTATATCCTGCTGGATCTAAGACCGTGTAGAGATCCTGAATTGGTCTGAGTGTTAATTGTATTTCACACTCGTGATACTGTAATGCTATTAGCGGAAGAGCAAGTGCTGGATTTTGAGTAAACCAGAATGAAAGAGGAAGTGTGATTTCACGTCCAGGAATTGATGGAAAATTATTTTGACTTTGTATTGCTGGGTCAAGGTTTTTATAGATATTTGGATATAATCCACGTGTGCGTGTAATAGTATTCCCTATAGCACCGGAGTATTGACCATTCGCCGGATCATAGAGTTCAGGCACATCACCAACAAGTTGTTGCCACTTGTTATACTGGGTCTCATCTTGGTCAGTGAATGCCGTTGAAATGATATAGTCACTGTCGAATTGCTGAACTAGTGTTCCACCAATAAGTAAGGAGGCATCCTGAATAATCTGAGCGCCGATATAACGGACCCACTGGAATTCATATTGAGAACGCCACTGTGTTGGACCGGGAAGATTTGGATCAAAGAATTTACTGTAAATATCTGGAAGAGTAAATGTCAGATATACATCTGATAGGAGATCAGCAACACGTGGAATCTTTGCCCTTAGTTGAATCGGCTGATTAAAGAATAATTCCTGCGGACCTTCAAGAGGTATTGTAACTGACTCAAATGCGAAGTGACTGTATTTTTTCATGACTGTATAGAAATATGTGAAATCTGGATTACCACTGAGAATTACGTTTTGAGATCCGTAGGCCACAAGTATAAATAATCCTCCACCTGTCATAACAACTCTTCTTGTTATTTGGAAACAAGATGAGTGGTTAAAATGATACGTATAGGGTTTGGCGAAGCCATTGGCAAAGCCATTGACCTTACCCTATACCCTTTTTAAGGTCCCTGTTTATTAGCCCACCAAGTATCAGATAAGTATGGTGATACAACTGTAATTGAATTAGATCCCTCGATTTCAGAAGAGGGTCCCACATTCATGAGACTCTGGATCTCAGTATACGTTAACGCATAGCTGAAATAGTAAACACGACTCATCATTCCACTAATTGGTCCATCAAAATCAAGAGATGCTCCAGCGTGTTGACCCTGGAATTTATCATCAGATTCAAGTGATGTTGTAATTGATTTCTTGATCGATATCTTACGAGAACTAAAAGCGTATACGTTGCCGTAGTTTTGATATGGTGGTGTATTATTGCTTAGTGCGATTTTTGACTTAAGATTGCCATTAACGTAGATATACACCTTATTACCCTTACATGATACAACTAAGTGGAACCACTTATCAATAGGGATATTCTCAACTTCTACATAATTACTCCATGTATCATAGCAATTCATATAGATACGGAGCTTATTAACATCGCCCCAGCAAAATATACCTGGTCCTAGTAATGGATATACCTGATTATATCCCTTGTGTAAGATATGATATAACTTGTGGTTGTTACCAGAAAATGTTGCGCTGTTTATATTAAGAAACATGCCATATGTAAATTCTACACCTGAACGCTGGTTGTCTGAAAAATATATGGTCTTAGCCTTAGGATTCATTGGGTTTTGGATGGCTGTAAATGTTTTAGCACCGGAAACATATGTTTTTGGAAAGAGTTCAACACGATCCTTCCACATTGCCATAAATGAATTATAGACATACTCTGTGGCAGACAACAGGGCATATACTATAACAACAATAACGATACCCGTTAATACCTGTGATAATGTATCTTGACCGAACATTGTAACTCCAGGGGCACTGTTCATACTATCTATTTTAGAGTTTAAAATATAGACATCTCATGACTATATTTTATACTTTATATTGTAAATAATTAATCGGAACCAGATGAAAATACAACTGAATTTAATCTCTTGACCGTAAGTGAATACTGTGAAGGATCAAGGCTGCTCAATGAAAACTTCTGGAATGGCCCCTGTTGGTAATATGAATAGACTGTATCAGGAGAATACGCAACATTCGCGGCACGTGTCATACCGATTATACCACCGAACCCATTGGGGCCACCGAGTTTCAATGTTGTCTTATCACCATCGACTGTGAAAAGACCATCTAATAAGCAACTGCGTGAGAGTTTGCCATCGATGTAAATATCAATTGTTCTACCAGATAAAACCGCCGTAATATTAACCCACTTCTGTAAATCAATTGATTCAACATCACACTTGCTGAAATCGGCAGATGAATCTGAATATGGTGTTGTTCCAGCTACGATCGCATTATAGATACCCGTATACGTGAGTTTTCCACCAGATGCTGCTGAAGAATCATAACTTACACGAACGCCAAGTTTGTTTGTAAATTGTCCAAGATACATGACCATTGTCATGAATCCCGATGATTCTGGCGCACCTCCAGATAGAACTAAGAAGGGCTTATTCTTTCCCTTATTGAGTCCCCAGTTTGTCACATAGATCCATGTGCTGACGGAGTATTCACCGCCAGCATATAACTGAGGAACATCCTTTCCAGAAAATACAGTCTGATTCTGACTCTTCGCAGGGAGTCCATCGCTTGGTGAACTGTAAATTATAAGATCACTTACATCACCATTACCATTTACCCACTTGTAAACTGAGTATATACCCACAAGTATAATTATAACGAAAAACACATTAAATAATACTCCAGCTAGCGCCATTTGATTCTAATCATAGAAAATAGTTTATGCGTAAGGGGAAGTCCATTGATTTAGAGGACCCGCCGATTTTGGCGTTGAGCAGACTCCATCCGGACACCAGAATCCATTTGGTATAGAAAATGATGTAAATGGCTGTAGAAATGGCATAACTATATTTTTAACAGTGATCGGCATATATGGTTTCCCAGAACCATCAGTTGAATTCTTATAGATTTCTCTTATTTCATTTGTCTGTAAAGCATATGTTGCCATTGTAATTAGTGAAATCTTACCATTTAGTCTTGGATCTCCAACCCGTAGTGGTTGCGTTTCATCAAAATCTGGCATTGCCGCACACAAGTGAGATACCGCGATTTTTCCATTTATGTAAATATTAAATCGGCGACCATCTTTAACAATTGCTACAAATGACCATCTCTGTAATGGGAAATTTGGAATTTCTACTAGTTCTGGTTTAGTATACCCATTTACATAAATTTCAAATACCGCAGGAGACATATTTATACCTCTTCCAGCATCAGGGGCAACTAGTATTTTGAATTTCTGTGTTGATCCAATTTGTATAACACTAGCATATTCATTTCCAGACACACCTGTTCTATCAGCAATCGATGGATTTATGTAAAACATTAATGATGATCCTGATGCGGATGTCCAGCTTCCTTTCAAAGTCTCACTAGAACTCACTTGTGTAACTGTCGATAGATATATTGTATCTTGACCAATCTGTTTGACTGGTTTTGGAATTATATAATATGATGCTATAAGATATATTATATATGAAATAACAAGAATAAACAACACCCCTGTAAGGATATTCATCTATTGATACATGAGTATATTTTCAAAAAATACACATATATAATTATACAGACAAACGGTAATTTAATCATCCGTAGGCGGGTTAAATGTTACAGGGCTCATAAGATCACCCATACGACCCTTCATTTCTTCAGCAGATGAGGCATATCCAAAGACGCGAACATTTAGAACATTTATACCCTTTGATAAGACTGTTAATGGCGTCTTGATATTACCTGGAGCAAAGATCTTGTCACCAGTTGAAGGTATCTTTGGTGTAGACTTTAGTTGACGGGTCATAACAAGAAATCCATTTAAATATCCTTCCATTATTTGTGATGACATAACTATACCAATACGGAAGGGCTTATGGATCGGCACATTATCTATAATTACACTTTGCTGTAAACCATTTGCGTCGAAACATGTTATATAGACTGTGTTTTTTTCATTATCTAGTGATACACGTAAGCTAGGGTTTTCAACTGTTTGTCCAGAAACAAAAAATACTCTTTGATCCTGTCCCTTTTCCATGGCCTGAGGATATTCATCCTTAATATAGACATCCATGGATAAACTATATGAACTCTGCCCCTCAATTACATTAGTTGATAATCTAGGTGCTTGAGGAACTCCAGGTGTCGCATTAACAGGCGCAGGTGTTCCTATAATAATATTACTTACCTTCGATAGTTTTGTCCAAAAAACTTCAGTATTATCTGTGCCGGGTATTGATATGAAACCTGGTGATCCAGGGCCTCTTTGAAAAACAGGTGTTATCCATTGATCTACGCCGAGCAATATTATACCAATTAATAATATTCCAGCTATTACATACATTATAATTCTTAAGAATCCTGTGCCTTGAAGAGGGGTTCCAATTGCGTTAGCAACTTCTTGCTTTTGTTCTATGATTGGCGCAAGGCTTGGCAGTTTAATATTCTTAGCTAGTGTCTTAACATTCTTTAGTATTTCATTTACCTTACTCGCCCGACTTTCTTCCATTCTACCTTACTCTTTTCTTTTGCGTGTCTGCGAGTTAAGTGTTTTAGTCTTAGGATTGTATCCAATTCTCTTATAATATGGTAGCGATTCATTCGCCTTACAATCTAGCAGTTTCTCTCTCAAGTAACAAACAAAAGAAAGACGGCTATAGAGTTTTTCTATTCCCTGAGTTCCAGTTTCCTTATCATTCTTGTAAATTTCTGGGATCGAGGAATTAAATTTCTTGTCATCTGATTTCTCATTTAACTCTGTATTACAATGCCACTCATGAACATCCATGGCTAAGAAGTCACCTGTTCTTAAATTAACTCCAATTCTATACTGAGGGAATAAGGTATACCCACCCTTGTATTTTCCACGTTCGATTACTGATAGATTTCCAAAGCCCTCCTTGAGATCTCCTGCGTCCTGATGAAGTCCTGTGCGAAAGTTACGATTCATTGTTACAGATGAAAAAGCAGTATCATTTATTTGGAATCCTGGATTTGACTTTGCTCTTTCATACTGTATCTTATGCCGATCAGGGACAAGTTTTTTAAATAAGTTATCGATTTCTTCAATATAGGGGGTTCCAGCTTTGAATTCATTGAAGTATAATTGCGTGTATGACGTAAGACGACAGGGTAGTTTCATGAATGGGGTCTTTTCGAAATATCCTAGAACACTGCTAAAGACATTATTATTTACACGCATCTTACTTAATTTGCCATTTTGCATATATTGCGCAGACCATCCCTTTATCGATTTCTTATTTAACTTACGTCGTGTCCAGTATTTAGATTTAACATCAATGGGACCAGCAGCAGCACCACGATTTCTGGAAGCATTTGCTGATTTATAGAAATTTCTCCAGGCTAATTTAATTAAATCATGAGGAATCACATTCTTTCTTAATTTAGCTAGAAGCCGTTTACCATCGGGGGTGTCCGGGTCCTTTACATAAATATCAATATCTTCGTCATAAATCGTATCAGCATCTTTTTCAGTAAAGTATGTTCCCTCTCTTGCCTTAATTTGATCATTCGTCATTTTTGCCTCTACGAAAACCTCTTTTACACCCTTCACCTTCGGTTCTCTTGCGACCTCCTTCGGCATTTGTAATCCATTAAATAAATCTTCTTCTGACAACCCCATCTATATTTATAATATATTATTAGATATGGCAGGAACCGTCCGATTAAAATTATTCTGGGATACTTACAAATTACCTTATGAACAGGGGACACATATTTCTTTTCCTGAACACATCAAAGATATTATTAAATCTAGTACAAAAGAAATTGGAGGAGTTATTTTATTTGAAAAACCTCCTGAATTTTCTAAATATAAACTAATTTCAGCGAATTCAATCTTTCTCTCCGCTGGAGAAATCGACAGAGTAGATTTTACTCATATTCTTACTAGTATTAATAATGGTTCCTATATGGTATTCCATACACATCCTAAAAGAGCTAATGGGTATAATGGATACAGTTCCCAGGATTTACGTATATTTTTTGGATACAATTTACTAAATTATAAAAATGGAAAGCGCGTCCATTTCTGTTTATCAACTGGGAATGATATTCACTTTACATTCATTGATCCGGTGGTTATGAAAATTATTCGCACAGTAATGAAATTAATGAAACCATCATTTATTCAGAAATTTCCCGGTGCGGTTGATAATGTATTTGAAGAGTCATTTATTAGATTTTTTGGCTGTATGCTTGATGCCCTTGAACATGAGTTTATTACAAAAAATGCTACAATTGCTGATCCAGATGTAGATTGCTTATCTTTATTAGATACAATTACATTTACTCCACTTGATAAATATGATTATATAAAGGGCCTTATGACATCTTTTTTAAGAACTCCAAGGGGGCATGAATATATAACAAATCCATATGTTATGTCAATATATGAAATGTATGAAGATACATTTAATAAATTATTATTTGAGATACCACTAATAAAGAATCAGAGTGAATATACCGCACTTAAATCATACCTTGGTCTTTTTAAGACTACATCTCAAAAATACGAACTATTTTTTTCAGATCTTCATGGAGGACAATTTTCAGGAGTTCAGTGCCTAGATGGTGGAAGAATATATGATGAAACTACCGCGTGGTCGGTTTCAGATGATCTACCGAATATTGGACCATTGTCTCCTTTCGCAGCGGAAGGTGGTTCTCTAAAAAAGAAAACGCGAAAGAATAAAAAGCATATTAAGAATAGAAATGGAACCACCAGGAATCGTTAAATACAGAAGACCGAGGGCTCGTTTAACTAAAAATAATCGCAAGGTTTTTAACGAATATGGTCTTGTAGTCCCTTCCAAGAAATCTGAGAACTATGAGCCAAATGTAAATGATCACGCGGTTTTATGGAACTCAGGAATGTTACCTGGAAAGAAGACATATAATTACAGAAATAAGGTAAAGGTAAATAAAAAGACTGCGTGGAATGAATACTTGGAGCAGAGAGGTAAGGCTGAAACCAAAAATAATAAGAATAAGACGAGAAGAACATTATTTAATTAAAAAGTTTAATATAAATATATAATTTTCTATCATAATAAATTATGTTTGAAAATTATATAATCTTTTAGAATTCTCTCTTCTGTATTAAATGGTATCCCTTCATCTTTTTTGCGTGCTGTTCTAAGTTTTCCTTCTTTCTCTCTTGATCAGTTCTGTGTTCACCGGTCACTGGATTTGTCCATCCATAAAAATAAGTATACGCATTTTCCCATTGAGCATTTGTAAGATCTGGTAGCATATCTCGCGGTAAATAGCAATGATCATCTTCAAGCATAAAATAGACATTCTCAGTTCCTAGTAAAACCGGATATGGAACATCGTTGTGACCAATCATGGAGAAATACTTGTCTACCTTATCATCCATTTCAAATTCATAGATACTTGTCCCGATATGGATGTACTTATTCGCAGATATCTGAAGCAGGATTGAATTTCCTAGAAAGTCCTTAGCCTCATCTGGCCTGTGATCGGATCCAGCTGCGTGACCTGTGCTCTTTCCTACAAAGACTTCTTTTACCGTAAGCTCTTTTATGATCTTGCTGTAATCTGCCTCTTCTTTTAAAGTCCCTGTGTTAATATCCTTGTAAATGGCTACCTTTTTATCTTTAGCGCGGTGGTCGCTCACCACAACGCGAAAGGGTCTATTTCCGTTATCATGAATATCATAGTATTTTTCGTTTGCTAACATTTTTCTGGTAGTATTTATCTTTACCCATTTATATACTCCATTAGCATCTGTCTTTGAAATATATTTACCATCCTTACCCGTTTTTATTTGACCAGCACACTGTCTAGCATGAAATGCCGGTGATTTTCTTGTCTGATATTTTTTTGTTTTAACTTCTTCACAGGCCATTCTAATTAGACTTAGGTAAATTATACCACATAACAGCTCCTATTACCAATGAAACCGCAACTCCAACTCCTAAACCCTTCAACATCGCACGATTGTCAGCCTCCATGAAATCATCCGCACTGATCACAGGGGATTTTCCTCTGGCCCCAAGGCGTGTATAATACTGGATAACCTCTGTCTCAGTATACTTCCGTTTTCCTAACATCGCATTCACTTCATTATGTAATTCAATAGTCCAACGGAATAAATCAGCACGCGCATCTAATGATGCCGATACAGGTAGCTTGCTCATATGCGATACATAGTGTGTGCGACAAATGGGGCACGGTATGATCATTTGTAAAGATTCAAAGAATTCCTTCATAGCCTTTTTATCGGAATAAGTAGGCTCCTGAGGATATCCTAGCGCGGCAATGTGAATTGTATGCCAGAAAAAAGGCCCCCATACTTCTGGAGGAACATGCATATCTATTCTATACAAAGATCATATACTAGTCACCTAAGACGCATAAGCCAGTATATAATTAGGAAGTTTTTAGGTTGTAATGACCACATTTTACCAAAATAAACAGACATGTATATGTTCAAATTGCGGAGAATCCGGACACACATTTCGCCTATGTCATGATCCAGTATCAAGTTATGGAGTTATGATTTTCCGATGGACTAGTTCAAATAACGAATGGCCACTAATTCACAATATGTGTACAAATTCAAATACCGTAATGGGAACAGAACAATTAATACCACAAATTCTTATGATTCAAAGAAAGGATTCATTAGGATTTATGGATATCATGAGAGGAAAATACAAGGTGAACGAACCCTTATATATTAAGAAACAATTGAGAGGAATGACCGTGGTTGAGAGAACTAAACTAGAGACAATGGAATTCGAAGAATTATGGCATCAGTTATGGGGATCAGATACTGAATCATCACAGAGATATGCTCATGATCGAATTGTGTCTAAACAGAAACTGGCAGAATTACGTGGAGGTATAGAATTACCATCAGGTGAGAAATACACACTCTCTGATCTTCTCCGGCAAGAACCTGCTATCTACACTAGCCCTGAATGGGGATTTCCTAAGGGTCGTCGTGACCCACTTGAATCAGATATACGATGCGCATATCGTGAACTCTGCGAGGAAACTAGTATAAGCGAGGATGAAATCTGTAAACTGACGAATGTGGCACCATTAGTTGAGCAGTTCTATGGATCAAACGGCGTTCATTACAGACATACATATTACATTGCTCAATATGTTGGTCAGAGAAATGTATGTTTTGATCTACTAAATACCGATATGGCACGTGAAATTGGTAATCTAGAGTGGGTTTCCATTGGAAAAGCGTATAGTCTTATAAGGCCTGAAAACATAGAGAAACATGTAATTATTACAAAAATCTCTAGATTACTACGAAACTATACACCCGTCATGTATTCAGATATTATTAGTGTAAAGGCGTCCATTAAAGATTCGGATACAAACGAAAATGAAAATACAAGGGAAGAACAGCAGGAGCATTATGTCTTCATTAGAAAGGACCCAGAGCTAGTTGAGAAATCAAGACGATTCTTCGGAACAAGATCAACTACGCGCAGAATTTCAGACACATGTAGCACAGAATTCTCGCGAGCGAGAGGGAACACTATATCCAGACATAACGGATGAGGCATTTTTGAAGAAACTCTTAAGAAAACGCGAATTCAGAGAAACTAAACAAACTAAGATTACTGATAAATCACTTGAGGATAATGTCTGCGACGTGGACGAATTCGAATACACATCTGCCCAGAAATTTGTCTCACAATTTATGTCCCCAAATACTCCTTATAATGGCATGCTCTTGTATCATGGTGTAGGTGTTGGTAAAACATGTTCTGCCATTTTGACGGCTGAGGCATTTTTACAATTGAGTCCAAAGAACAAGGTATATATATTGGCACCTCCTGCTATCCAGGCAGGTTTCTATAGAACAATCTTTGACAGTTCTCGTATTATATTCGGCACATCGCCTGATCAGCAAAATCAGCACGAAGGATGTACTGGAAACATTTACCTAGATTTAACTCAGACCTTATATGAAAGAGAGAAAAAGGATATAGAATTGCGCGTAAATCGTCTAATCAACAAGCGATATTCGATAATGGGATATGTCGCGTTTAGAAACATGATTCGTGACATTCTTAACCAAATATCACCATCGCTTAGTCATCAAAGAAAACAAGAACAGAAAACTGTATTATTACAAAAGGCCATGAGTGGGTCTTTAATCATTGTAGATGAGGCACATAATCTTAGAGACGTAGTAGACATTGATGAAGATTCGGATCAAGTAGACGACGTAGGAGAAAAGAGTGATGCGGCCGCTGGAAAAAGACTGGCGCCGATCTTACGTGAAGTCCTTCAAGTGTGCGAAGGAAATAAGCTGATGCTAATGTCTGCCACGCCAATGTATAATAATTACAAGGAAATCATTTCTCTTTTGAACTTACTTCTCTATGCCGACAAAGTCGATGAATCCAAGCATCTCAAGGAACATAGTATTGAATTTGTTATGACACCGAATGGTGAGCAATTATCAGAGGCTTCTGAGAACCGAATTATAGATGTGGCAAATGGCCACGTGAGTTTTATGCGCGGAGAAAATCCTAAGGCATTCCCTGCTCGCCTCGATCCATCTGATTCAATTCGTATCCAAAGTTGGCCACCAAATGAACCAAATGGGACTAAGGCGATTTCCAAGGAACAGAAGAATGATGTCTTACGTCTTCCTCTTGTAAAATGTGAATTAACTGGTGAACCGCTTGCTGTAATAAGATCAATGACTGAGAAACTTGTGGCGTCAAAGGGTGTAGGAATTCGCACCATTGATACACTCTTACAAGCAGGAAATTGTATATTCCCTGGAGATGACTTAGATGGACGTGTTGGATCAGAAGGATTCCAGACATGGTTTACTAGCAGGGCAATAGGTGCCTCCTTCGAAGGATCGCGTATATCTACTCTGCCACAATACGTGCCGGCAATTCCAGAAGACACATACAGTTGGATGGTGGCATCAGATGATGGATTAGCAAAGGTTTCACCTAAATTCAATCAAGTGATTAAAACAATCAGAAAGTCCACTGGTATATCATTTGTCTACTCACGTTTTGTAGAAAATGGCGCTGTTATATTTTGCTTACTACTAGAAGCAAATGGATACACTGCCTGGGGTAGAAGTGCGCCACTATTTAGCAAGGGGGCGCAAACAAGCAAGGGTGGTCGTCAATGCTCTAAGTGTGAAAGAAAGGAAGCAGGACATCCAGCCTTCATACAAGGGCAGGAGGAATCTAAGGATAATCATAAATTCGCTCCAGCATATTATGCTCTTTTGACAGCCAGTGATGTGAATACCGTGGAAAAACAATCACTCCCTCTATCTCCAAATAATACAGGTGTAATAAATGTGGCTCGCGATGTAACAAATAAGGATGGTGGTCGTATAAAAGTCGTTGTCGGATCGCAGGTGGCTGGAGAGGGTCTAGATTTGCGTCATATACGCGAGGTCCATATCTTAGAAGGCTGGTTTCACTTGTCAAAGGAAGAACAGATCGTGGGACGTGGAATTCGCTATTGCTCACATAATGCTCTTCCTAGACAAAAGAGAAACTGTACAATATTTCTATACGCAAATGTATTTCCTGATGAATTAGAGAAGGAAACTATTGATCTATATTCATACAGAACTGCCATGAATAAGGCAGTACGAATGGGAAATGTGAGCCGTGCCTTAAAACGAGGTGCGGCAGATTGTAATTTAAATCGAGATGCCATTTTAGTAACTGGTCTAAATCCAGTGAATATGGTTGACAGTCAGGGACAGGATCGCCTAGTAGAATTAAATGATAGAGACTACACACCAACATGTGACTGGATTAGATGCTCATATCAATGTAAGCCATCATTAGACTTATCTGATAAGAGATCTATGCCTGAAGATAATGGTACATATGATTTATTCGCGGCGCGATTTGCCGAGCAGATGATGATTTCAAGGCTAAAGCAAGCATTTAAGGATCAACCATGGTATCATTGGACTAAGTTAGAGGAAATGTTTAAGGATATACCTAAGACTACTCTCACAAGCTTGCTTCTTAGAATTGTAAATAATCAGTCAATTCTTTTTGAAAATGGAAACCTTCACGGTCATATTATTTACAGAAATAATTTATTCTTGTTTCAGCCAAACAAGATACAAGATAATGCCATACCGATTTCATTCAGATATGGAAGATATCCAGTTAAAAGAGACTGGTATGAGCCTAAGATGGCTTCCAGTAAAACTATAGGTCCTCCTAAAGCTACTCTTCAGACTGAAGGTGAAGGACCAATTATAAATACTGCTGAAACATTCTGGAAAGAATGTAATACGTGGATAAAGGCCTGGTGTTCAGATACAGCCACTAGGGACACGATAAATGAAACTATACCTACTACATTGAATGATGCCATAGAAGAATACGTAGAAGGTGATAGCAAGAAGAAAGAAAATTTCGTAAATCGTCTGAAGAAACTTCAGTGGTGGGGGAAGGTTATCGCTGATCAACCAAGCGGTCTTCTTCATTTAAGAAAGGTAGCCAAAGAATACATCTGGGATTCATTTTTGAAGAGTTCAGATCAAATTACTATAATAGAAAAAGGCGTTGCTGACTCAAGTGAAGGAGGAAGTGAGCAGATTGTTCCACCTGCTGGATCAGTCACTGCGATTAGATACTTGGATATAGTAACTAAAGAACCTGTCTATATTTGCGATGGTTCTGCCTGCCCACCATCAGTTCTAAAAATATTCAATGATTCAAAGACAGATCCAGTTGTAATTGCTCGGGCAAATAAGAAGGTATCTTCTGAAATATACGGATTTATGGTTGTCTGGGAAAACGCTATTATGTTCAAGACAAATGACGCGAAGAATGAAGAAGGAAAACCACCTGGATCTGGGGCGGCGTGTTCAATTGTCAGTAACGTTAAGGGTCACAGAATGAAACTTGTTGAACTTGGTAATATTTTAGCTAAATATACTGGTGGAAATCACTTTGAATTAACTGAAGAGATCTTAGCAAGTGGTCCAAGAAAACTCCAAGGTGCTCCTTCTTTTTGTGCCTTAACGGAAGTAGTATTACGCTGGATGGAAGAACGTAAAACTTCTTATGGCGGCCTCAGATATTTCTATAGACCTCTGGCATCATTTTATTCTAAGCATAAATCTAAGAAGTAATATACGCTTAAAATTGACTATCACATACTATATTAGAGTAGTATAATGGAGACTGAAGCATTCTTTCAAGAAAAAGTATACCTCACTCCCAAGGATCTACGTAATGATATTGAATCAGTAGATGATATATTGATTGAGAAACTAAAGGAACGCCTAGAGCAACGTTGTTCTCCACATGGTTACGTGTTACCAGGAACACTTGAGATCTTGACTAGATCCACTGGTATGGTTGATTCAGGACGTTTCTCCGGTGACTGGTCATTTCTAGTAAAGGCTAAGGGTAAGGTTCTAAATCCACCTGAGGGAGTTATGGTTGAAGTTGAGGTTCTTAAATCTAATAAGATGGGTATCTATGCGGTATATGAAAACGCCATTCGCCTAATGGTTCCTCGTGATCTCCATCTTGGAGACGAGGAATTCGATAATCTTAAGGTTGGTGATCGTATTAATGTGGAAATCCAGAAGTCCAGATTTCAATTAAGAGATCAATTTATTGTAAGTGTTGGAATTTACCGTGGACATTCTGGATCGCCTACGCGTGTCGTTCAAAAGAGTACAAGTGGAACTACAAGTGAAACTAAGCCAGAAGATCTTAATATTGCCGAAGAAGATGCTAATGCCTCTGGTGCGGAGGAAGAGGATGAAGCAGAGGAGAAGGAAGAGTAGAATGGAAGACGATTATGAACAACGTAAAGAATTCTGTAAGGAAATCAATACTCTTTCAAGATCAGAATTAGAAGAACTTTATAAGATTCTTAGACGTGAGGGTGGTGCCTTTAGTGAGAATTCAAATGGAATATTTTTTGATATAGCTGGTCTTCCGGCCCCTATATTTAATGCCCTATGGAAGTTTCTACAATTCTGTAAATCTAATGCGAAGGATCTAGAAGAACGTAGTAAAATAATTGGTACTATGTCTACTGTGTAGGAAGATCGCGGTATATAATAATTAAATTATCAATACTTTATCTATAGATAATGGATTACGTATTTGATTGGTCAAAGGATATTGGTAAACTTATCGATTACGATATTAATGATGATTTTATTATAAACATGAAAAATAACAGCAATAAATATGATTCTCTTGCTATAATTGTTATGGGCCAACTTAGAAGTTTTCCTGAATTATTTGAAAATTTTAAGATTTTAATAGAACGTCTAAAACTAGTATTTCCTAAAGTAGTAATATTTTTTTATATTTCAACAGATGTTAGTTATGTGTGGAGATATCATAAAGATAAAGATACTATAAATTATCTTAAGTGTAAGTATAATTTTTCACTAGATAGTTTTAAAAACCTTGTAAAGGATATTAAATGTGAGCATATTATAAAAGAAAAGAAAGAAAATAAACATAATAGCTCATATTTATCACAATTATATGATATAAATTTATGCCATTTAGATATATATGATTATGAATATAAAAATAATATTAAATTTAATTATATTTTAAAAACAAGGCCTGATATATTATTAAAAGATGAACATGTAAATTATGATTTTAAGCAGATATTCATAAATCATACATTTTTCCTAAATTGGGACGTAGTATATACATATCCAAGAGATTTCTCCATTATATTTGATCAGTTTATAAATAATATTAAAACTAATTCTTCTATTAAAGAAGTAACGAGTCCTTATATTAAAAGCCTTCCAGAAGAAATAATTAATAATGATATAAAAATATTAATCGAACATTTTATATTTTTAATATCTACACAATACTTAAAAATTATAAAATATAAGAAAATTACAATATTTAAAATGGATAAAGCTGATATGGGCTAAAGCGTTATTACATTTATTATATAATATGGCCGACACAGTACCCCAAAGTCTCATCCAGATTTGTGAAACACATCAGGATGGAACATTTTATGTTGGAAAGCGGCAGAATAAAAGTGGTATAGCTGGAGATGTCCAGGATCAGGTCCCCAAATGGAATCTTATGACACATTCAATTAGCCCGAGACATCCTCTCGCAGCCTGGATGTGGCTAAAGGATCCTCTTTTTCGTGTATCTCCTGAACCTCTTAGACAGAGACTAATGCTCGATGCCACTACTGAATGGCAGGAGCGATGTGCCACACTTGATTTCCCTCGTGTCCTAAGCAAGAAGAAGGCTCTAGAAGGATTCGGTTCAGTGAGGCCTGAAATCCAGCAGGCTAAGGCTGCGATGATTGCTATGGAACGCTATACACAAGATAATCCTTTACTCTGGATCTTATATAATGACAAGGAAAAAACAGTCAGTTTCTTGGATGACAAGGCCTTTCCTAGAGAGGGAGGTTATAAGCAAATCTGGATTATGAGAGAACCATCTTGGGATCGCCTCTGGGATGCTTGTGCCTGGTCACCTCAAGGCCTAGTCGCGTGGATTCAGCAACAAGAAGATACTGGATTTAAGATTGAATGGCCGCTAGAACCGAGCACTTCCACAATGAAAGCCATGGCCGCAGAATATGAGTCCATGAATTTTTCTGCCGCTGGACTTTCGAAGGATAATCTTCGTTTGAAGCTGGGAAGAGCGAAGGCCTTAAAGAAATTGTTAGTTGTATAACCAATGGATGAATCAAATCTTCTTAAACAAAATGACGCCATGGTAAATTTCTATTTTTTCGCAAATGTATTTGATGATAAAGAAATTGATCAAATTAAGGAATTATCTAAGAAATATCCTATAGTTGATGGAAATGTAAGTGGAGCGATTGATAAATCGTATAGAAATAGTGAAATTACATGGATTCCTTATAATAATGAAACAAAATGGCTTTATGAAAAGTGTAAAGATCTTGCCATATCTGCCAACAATAATATGTGGAATTTCCATATTACAACTGTGAAAGATTCTCTACAATTTACGGAGTATAAGGCAAGTCAAATAGATAATAACCATGGACATTATGATTGGCACATGGATTTTGGAGGTAAACAATCAAGCACCAGGAAATTAAGTATGACTATTCAATTGTCGGATTCAGGTGATTATGAAGGTGGTGACTTTGAATTTATGTTACATCGTAATATAATCAAGGCCCCTAAGACAAAGGGGACTGTTATTTTTTTCCCTTCATATTTGACACACCGTGTGACGAAGGTGACCTCTGGCACAAGAAATTCATTGGTTACTTGGTTTCATGGGCCTCCATTTGTATAAGGTACACCTTCCAATAAGGTACGCCTAAAGTTGAAACCGAAACCCAAAGCAGATAACTCATGGACATTCGTAAGGCTGAATTTGATCAGCTTAAGCGTCTTACCCAAGAGTGGATTGATCATCCTGAGCAGGAACTAGAGGCTACCTTCAGCTCTAGTGTTTCTGGTACAGGAGCCAGCACAGGTGGTCAAGTAAGCTCCACAACCTTTGCTGCTATCGCTAAGCGTCTCAAGAATAGAGGTTACACTTCAGTGACCCAGGAAGACACATTAAATATCATCACACCCAAGCATGTGCGTATTACCCTCAGTGGTCTAGGAGTCATACAACAATATTGTCGTGATGATCGCCTTTCAGGCAGAACGTTTTCCGCAATGATTAAGGATCGTACAGCTCAAAATGCTACTCTCGACCTCGAGGAATACGGAGTTAGAATCAAGGCACGTCGTGAAAGAGTGCTAGGAGAGAAGGATCCAGATATTTCTGAGCTCCTTGATCAATGGAAGGTCCAACAAAAGGCCTTCCGACTTCTCCGGCGTTGGACTTTCCGAGGGGAGGGAATTCGCTTTGATTTATCAATGGTCCGGCAAACCAAGAAGAATGTTCGAGGAGAATTCCGGTGGCAAACCAAATTCACTCAAAATGATATTTCAAAGGAAGTACCAGTTTATGAAGTTGAAGTTGAATTGGAAAGATTGGAGGGAGATTCAGTTGATTCTGGAATTCAAAGATTTGTAAAAGGAATTGGAGAGATTCTTCGAGGAATTCAAAAGTGCCCCCTCCTGATCCGGGAATCCGTAAAGCGTCAGGTCTTTGCCGGATATAAAGGTTTAACAAAGACTGATCGTTTCCGTGGAGTTTCAACAAGAACCCTCGAGCTAACAAACATGGTGTCTCAGGTTGAACCAGGATCTCCAAATATCAGAGAAGGATATAATGTAACAGATAAGGCTGATGGTCTAAGAGTAATGGGTTATGTGACGGAGACAGGTCACCTCTTCTTGATTGATAGTGGCCCTAATGTCTATGAGACAGGCCTAGAGGTCCAGGGATGTGCCAATTCCTTGGTCGATGGAGAGTGGATTACCAGGAATACGGCAAATGAGGCAATTCATCAATTCTTGATTTTCGATATTTACTTTGCCCCCGGGGGTCGAGATGTCCACGGACTTCCATTTTACGATCAGGCGGCGCCTACGGCGCCCCAGAGATACAATGAAATGAGAGCTTGGGAAAAACTTTGGAATGCGGCTCCAGGGCCAAAGGAGCTTGTTCCCTTGACCCCTAAGACCAAATTGTTGGTTAGCACAAAGAGATTCTTGTTTGCGAAAGCTGGAGAAATATTTAGTCAGGCCGCCAAAGTTTTGGACACTCCTCGAATTTATGAAACTGATGGATTGATTTTCACAAAGAATTCAGTACCTCTTCCGGATCAACCTCAGGGAGATTTCCTTGAGCAAATGAAATGGAAACCTCCACACGATAATACAATTGATTTCCTGGTTGTTACTGAAAAGATTCCTGAGACAACCTCGGATGCCATTTATAATGGATTTCATCCAACTTCTGGAAAAGAGATTCGGTACAAAGTTCTAAGATTACATGTTGGATCAAGAGGTGATCCTAGAAATATGAAAATCAATCCTCGGGAGATTGTTCTTCAAGCCCAGCCTCTCAAACCAGCCCTCGAGCGAGGGGCAAATGTTTATCGCCCTGTGCTCTTTCAGCCGGAGGATTTCCCTGATGACAAGGCCAATGTTTGTTATGTGGAAGTCAAGACTGATCCAGAGACTGAGGATGAGTATGCTTATTGTGAGCATTCTAATGAGCCAATAACCGATAAGAGCATTGTGGAGATATCCTATGACGCTTCTAGACCAGCTGGTTGGAGATGGGTCCCTAAGTTGGTAAGAAAGGATAAGACTGAGCGCCTGATGAAGGGAGAACTTGGTCGCACACTCAATTCAAATCAGACAGCCCAGAGTATCTGGAATTCCATCCATGAACCGGTCACTCTATCCATGGTTCGCTCAGGGAATGAGCAGCCAAATATGTCAGAGGTTACTTCTGTGTCACAGGTTGAGCGAGAGAGAGCGGCAATCACTCAGAAGTATGCTGATCGTACTGCCTCCGAGAAGGATATGAATAGAGTTGGCCCCCTCAGAGATTTCCACAACAAGTATATCAAGGAGACTATCTTGTATAATGCTGTGATGAAGAGATCCGGACTTGGGTTAATTGATCTAGGAATGGGTCTAGCTCAGGATATCCAGAAGTGGCGTCGTGTGAATGCTGGAGCAGTCCTGGGTATCGATATTGCTGGAGATAGTATCAATAATCCAGATCATGGAGCATATCAGCGTCTCTGGTCAACAATGTTGAGAAATGGCCGCGAGAAGGTTCTTCCTATGGTCTTTGCTGTGGGAGATGCCTCAAAGAATATGCGCAATGGAGAAGCTGGAGCAACTGTGGATGATAAGGTGATCCTCCAGGCTGTTCTAGGAAAGACTGCTCCTGAGGGCGTGGTTCCTCCTTATGTTCGAGATGAGATGTCAAGCCGTTTCAAGATGGGGGCAGATGTAATCAGTTGTATGTTCGCAACTCATTACTTCTTCGAGACCGCCGAGAAGTTTAATGGTTTCTTACAGAATATTTCAGAGAATTTGAAGGTTGGAGGATACTTCATTGGATGCTGTTTTGATGGTGAGAAGACCTTTGACTTCTTACGTGGACGTGAGTCCAGAGTTGGTGAGGAGGGTGGGACTACCTTGTGGAAGATCTCTAAGAAATACGAGGCTGATGAAATTCCTACTGGAGATGATGCCTTTGGAATGCCTGTTGACGTGGAGTTCATCAGCATTGGTCTTCCCCACAGAGAATATCTAGTGCCTTTTAAACTACTAGAGGATAAGTTAGCTACGATCGGCCTTGAACTTTGTAATGCTGAGGAACTTGCGGCACTTGGTCTTCAGAAGAGCACTGAACTCTTTGGTGACTCTCATAAGGCAGCGGCAAAGGCGGGGCGCAAGTTTGCCATGACACCTGCGGTTGAACAGTTCTCTTTCTTGAACAGATGGTTTGTCTTTAGAAGAAAGAGTGAACAGACCCTCCAGGTAGTTACTGATATTCAGGTAGGACCGGATCACATCCCTTCCGATAAGACAGTACCACTTGCCGAAGTTAAAGAGGCCGAACTTCAGGGTAATAGCACAAGTGCTAATGGCATAAGTGCTAATGGCACAAGTGCTAATGGCACAAGTGCCAAGAAGCAATACGATGCCGCCCAAGTTCTACAGTTTGAGCTCGAGTCAGCTCCAATCGATAAGCTCCGTATCGGTGACAAGCTTGCCCAGCGCTGGATCGCACCTGGTTCACCTTTCCCAATCCAGGATCCCGATCCAAGATCCACCGGCGAGTCATACCCATCCATGGAGCATTTCCTAGCTGCCATGCGTTACAAGGTTGCCACCGATAAGCCCGGTCTAGCCCAGAGTCTCTTTGGATCTCAGGGAACAATTCACCAGAAGTTCCTCAGACAGAAGCAGGCTGAGATTGGTGTAGGTGCTGGAGCAAAGCCTCTAACTGACGCTCGTGAGGCTACCTTACTCATGGAAGAAATAAAGGAAGTTCATCAGGAGTTCCGACAGGCTGCTATGAAGAAGTGGAAGGCGAAGTTCGATGAGGTCAAGTGGAATTCAGTTAAGGATGATCTCTTAGAAAATGCCGTCAAGCAGAGATGGGACAAGGATGCTCGATTCCACACTATTGTGGAGGCTGCCAAGCAACAGAGCAAGTATCTACTCTTCTTCACTGGATCAGCATCAAGTGAATACGGCGGTAAGAGAACTAAGGAGGGAATCCTTGAAGGCGAGAACAAGTTAGGTAAGATAATTATGAAGGTTGCTGGATTTGAATAAAATATAGAATAAAACCCTTTCATAAGTTACTTTTTATAATTATCTTAATAAGGCTGCGCAATTATTATATTTTCTTATAGTATATAATGGAATTATGTAAAAAAAATACGATGATTTCTATTAATCATTTAAACTTCTTAAAAAATATAATTAAAGAAATAAATGATACAAATATATCAGGTGATATTATTGAATGTGGTGTTTGGAAAGGTGGATGTTCTATGTGGATGATGATTTGTCAAAAGGAATATAATATGTTTCGTAAATTTTATTTATATGATACTTTTGATGGAATGACTTTTCCAGATAGTAATAAAGATGCTAAAGAAGCAGTTGAAATATATAATAAAATTAATCAAGGTGTATATGAAAGACGGTATGATAGATGGCATAAAGAGAAAAAATGGGCTTTTGCACCAATTGATCTTGTAAAACAAAATATAAAGTTAACTAATTACGATGAATCCAACATATCATATGTAATCGGTGACGTTTGTGAGACATTAAATACAAATATTCCATCAGAAATAAGTATATTAAGATTAGATACAGATTGGTATAATTCTACAAAAAAGGAACTTGATACTTTATTTCCACTTGTTGTTAGAAACGGTTATATAATAGTTGATGATTATTATGCCTGGAAAGGTTCAAAAACTGCAACAGATGAATTTTTAAAAATAAATAGCGATAAAATAACAATTATTGATAAAAAAATAACAGGTGGTATTTTTGTATTTAGAAAGAATTAATAAAATTCATATACAATTAGAATGGAACCTCATATGAAACCCATTGATAAGTTACTTTTTTATAAATATCTAGATAATTCTACACATTATCTAGAATTTGGATCAGGTGGATCTACATACCAGGCTTCAATAAGACCTAATATCAAAAGTATTATAACGGTTGAATCTGATATAAACTGGATAAAGAAATTACAGGCTAAGATTAATCATCCATGTATACAATATAACTATATAGATATACAAGCAAGTAAAAAATGGGGACATCCAGGTGAATCATGTAGTCCAATTGATATGAAAAAATATAGTGATATTAAGATATCTTCTGATACAGATTTAGTATTAATAGATGGTCGTTTTAGAGTTGCTTGTTGTTTAAAAATATTTAAGCAAATAAATGATAACTGTATTATAGTATTTGATGATTTTTTAAACCGTAAGTATTATCATGATATTTTGAATTATTATAATATTATAGATAAAACTGAAAATAATTCATTAGTTATCTTAAAGAAAAAGAATGATATAATTCCTTCAGATGATATTATTAGTAAATACGAAATCATACCTGAGTAGTATATGTATTAAAATAACAGATAAAGAAAGCTATTACTAAACTCAAAATTAATTTATTATATTATAATATACCAATGAAGTTATTTAATATTGATTTACATATATCAGTAATAGCAGATATTAAAGATATATTTAAAAAAATGATTAAATAAAATTGACATACCCCCTTAGCCATTCCGCAGCAATATGCCAGAACTCTGGCAAAGCCTTGCCTTTAAAAATAAACACGAAAGAGATAAGAATGTGCGCTTTGTTGAAGACACACATACTTATTATGTAAATGGATCCTCTAAAGGAATCGTATCTACAACCGGCTTCGTTCACGCTTTCTTTGGCCACTTTGATCCAGATGCCGCGATTAAGTCTATGAAACGTAATGCTGAGAAATGGGCAAAAAATCCATTGAATGGTAAATCAGACAAAGAAATCAAGGAAGTCTGGGCAGCATCAGGGCGAGATGCCTCAGGAAAGGGAACTGCCATGCACTTGGCAATTGAGAAACACTTGAATGGTGCCATGAATCTTATTCCCCCAGAGGTCATGGAGACACCTGAGTGGCGCTACTACATGAATTTCTACCGAGACATTAAGGACTCACTTGAGCCTTATAGAACTGAGTGGGAAGTATGGGACGAGGAGCATAAGTTGACTGGCAGTATTGATATGATCTTCAAGCGCAAGGACGGTGACTTCGCAGTGTATGATTGGAAGCGTTCGAAGGAGATCAAGATGGACAACCAATACCAGTCAGGCCTTGGACCCATGGAGCATCTTCCTGATACAAATTATTGGCATTATACTTTACAGCTTAATGTCTACCGATGGTTTCTACAGAAACATTATGGTCTCAAGGTCACTGAATTGGCAATTGTAATCTTTCATCCGAATAATACAAATTATCAGATCTTCAAGCTTAACATCTTAGATGATGAGATTCAAGATATGTTAGATTCTAGAATGCGTTCAATCGAAATGGGATCTAAGAATCCAGTGGAATTCGAAGTTATAGAGACACCTTGCCTTTTGGATGATTAAACTTATTCAAAGATAATATATTTTTATTCATAGTATACGTGCCTTGGATATTTAAATTTTTAGATAACAAGAGACGTTTAGGAATAATTTGCCCGTCAGGTAGAATTAGTTCATGAGTGGTAAAAAGGAATTCTTGATCTACTTGAGGGATTATGCTATAATTCATAAGATAATAAAGATTAAATTCTTTAGACATTAGATAGAAAAGAATATCTTAATTCTCGCATTAATCTGAGTGCGACACTGGGGACACTTTGCGTATCTTGTTCTATCTGACTCTGCGCATCCCTTACAATATGTGTGACCACATGGAACAAGAGCAGTATTTACTTCATTGTCAAAGCAGACAGGGCACATTTTCTTTTCCTTATCTTCTGGTTTAACAATCTGATTTACGCCTGTGACTATCAAGGCACGAAGGGCATTCAATTTATTTGAGATATTGTCAATCTGACCTTCTAGAGTTGCGATCTTTTTTCTTAATATATCAGAGATACC